CATTGTATTTATTTCTGTTTTAGTATATACATCAGCCTTATCGGCTTTGCTTGATATATCTACTTTAAAATTTCCTAAAAACTGTTTTTGTTCTACCATGTTATCACTATATCATTAGTTATTATTTCTATATTATTCTGTATTTTATCCTTAATAAAATAACAGATTTTTTGTTCATTATATGAAAGTTTAATGAACAGTAGTGGTGTAGCTACCTATGATTATTCTGATACTGTGAGTGTAACAGTTAAAGATTATATATTCTATGATGATTTCACAAGTTCAACAGATAGATGGATTGATTATAATGGAACACATACAAGAGATACAACAAATCATGTAATGGTTTGTAATTTTTGTACATATTTTATGCCACTGTTATTGTTCTTGTTTCGCTTGTACATGAATTATAATTATTTGTTGCAGTATTTGTGATTGTTAAACTCATGTTTGCTGTTACTGTTACTGTATAAGTTGCTATTCCATAATTATCCGTTGTGAGTGTTGCTAATGTGGTTGTACCATTTTTAAGTACTATTTCCATGTTACTTAAAGGATTACCATTGCAATCTAAACATTTAAAGGTTAATGGTATGTTTGTGCCTGTTGTTGCAGAGGCTTTAGTGTATTTTATTATGTTGTACACGGTTTTACTAGTTGCATTATTTGTTACGGTATAATTATTGATTGTTCCATAATCACTTGTTGTTGGTGTGTCTGTTCCCCAGTAACAGTTTGTTACTGTACCAGAATAAGTTTCTTCTATAATATAAAGATTTGTTGGTGTATTGTTTTTGAAACTGCAATTTTTAACATTATCATTATCATCATCAATATAAATACCCCCACCATTACTTGAAGCATTATTACCTGAAAATGTACAATCAGTCACAATATTATTTGCGAAATTGTTATAAATAGCCCCACCATCAGTTGAAGCATTATTACTAAATGTACAATCAGTCACAGTATTATTTGAGAAATTGTTACAAATACCCCCACCATTACTTGAAGCATTATTACCTGAAAATGTACAATCAGTCACAGTATTATTTGAGAAATTGTTACAAATACCCCCACCCTTATTTGAAGCATTATTACTGAATGTACAATCAGTCACAATATTTGAGGAATCGTTATAAATAGCCCCACCATAAGCTGAAGCATTATTACCTGAAAATGTACAATCAGTCACAGTATTATTTGAGGAATTGTTACAAATACCCCCACCACTACTTGAAGCATTATTACTTGAAAATGTACAATCAGTCACAGTATTATTTGAGGAATTGTTATAAATAGCCCCACCATCAGTTGAAGCATTATTACCTGAAAATGTACAATCAGTCACAATATTTGAGGAACTGTTATAAATAGCCCCACCATCAGTTGAAGCATTATTACCTGAAAATGTACAATCAGTCACAGTATTATTTGAGGAACTGTTATAAATACCCCCACCATTCCTTGAAGCATTATTACTTGAAAATGTACAATCAGTCACAGTATTATTTGAGGAATTGTTATAAATAGCCCCACCATCAGTTGAAGCATTATTACCTGAAAATGTACAATCAGTCACAATATTTGAGGAATCGTTCCAAATAGCCCCACCATGAGTTGAAGCATTATTACCTGAAAATGTACAATCAGTCACAGTATTTGAGGAATTGTTATAAATAGCCCCACCATTATAAGCTTTGTTACTATAAAAATCGGAATTAAAAATATAATTATTTGAACCAATACAATAAACAGCACCACCCCAACCTGTCGCATCATCGGTTGAAGTACTTTTCTCATTGTTTGTGAAATTACAATTTATTATACTACAATTTTCATTCACAGTTACAGCACCAGCATTACCTGAACCATTAATAAACTTTAAACCATTCAAAGTAACACTATAACCACTTGTTACTGTGAATCCGGATTGTCTAACATCTCCCCCATCAAATAGTGCAGAACCATTACTGTAAATTGTTAAATTTTTTGATATACTTAATACAGTATTACTTGTTCCTACATAGTATCCTGCTTGAACATAAATACTACTCTTATCTGTTGCAGTACTAATTGCTTTATTCAAAGTCTTAAATGGTGCAGTACTGCTTGTACCAGCATTACTATCATTCCCTGCAGGATTAACATAATAATTAGGATTACTTAAAGTAATAGTAATAGGAGAACTAACACTTGTTTCATTTATGAATGCTTGAATAGTATGTTCTCCTACTACATTTGAAGAAAAATTTAATACAGCCCTACCATTTTTTAAGGTTTGCACGGTTTTTTCTTGTACAATATTATCAATTTTAAGATAAATTTTAACAGCAGCAGGTTTATTTTTACTATCCACTGCAGTAATTGTAATAGGAATTTGTTCGTCAATGAATCCTGTTGTTGTAAAAGGTGTAATTGTGCTTATTGTGTATGTTTCTCCAGTACTAATGCTTGTAATCTTGTTTGCTAAGGTTGTTAATCCCATACTATTACTTGCTTCGGTTATTCCCTTGTTTTGTAGGTTTGTTACTATTGTTTCTCTAAGTGTTGTTAAATTAGTCATTAAACTCATAATTAATCACCCTGTTATAATATCATTAGCTGTACCAAGTAAAGCATCAATCTCAGCCTTAGAATATACATCAGTTTTATCAGCCTTACCACTAGACATAGCATCTACTTGTGTTTTTGTATAAACATCACTACTATTCGCTTTATTTGTTAATGTAGATTTAACTGTTAACATATCTGAAGATACAAAAGCATTAAATTGATTTTGAGTTAATCCAGCACCGTAATTTTCTGTAGTAACTAATATCTTACCATCAGATATATTGTCTGTTTTTAAAACATAACTACCTAACATAGTATTTATTTCAGTTTTAGTAAAATAATTACTCAAATCTATTTGTTTAGTTCCTAATTGTTCGAATGTTTTAGTCCCATTATTATTAACAAGGATATATTCATCATATTGGTCTGTTCCTGATGAAGCACTATTTTTAATAAAATATAAAGTACTAATATCAGCCGAATTTGGGTCTGGTAATTCTGTAACAATTGCAGCATGAATTAAACTATTTCCTGTATCACCTTTAGGTCCACGAACATTTCCTATAAGTATAGGATTAGTTCCTGTATAATTTTTATACAAATTACCTGTTGCTGGGTCGTATCCAAAATCATTAGCGTTATCATCTACAACATATAAATTACCATCTGAATCCATCGTGAAATAATAAAAATTATCTGCTTTAATAGATATACCAGTATCACCTTTAGGTCCTTTAGCGTTACCTAAAAATAATTTTGTAGCGGAATCTCCATTTTCTGGGTCTAATATAAAATACAAATCGCCATCTTTAGTGAAGCTAAAATTTTTATCAGTTAATTTACTATCTGTAGGATATATTACATACAAATCACCGTTATCATCTACAGACAATGTAAATAAATTATCTAACGCATAACTAGTACCCATAGGTCCTTGTTCACCTTGTGGTCCTACAATATTACCTACATTATGCCATGCGTTTTCATACCATTGATATACTATTCCTTGAGTAACCCCATCATTGACTAAATAAATATCACCATCTTTATTATTAGAGGTAGGTAATTTAGATGGAGAATCTAAAGTACCATGAATAGCAGGTGGGTTACCTTGAATACCCTGATTTCCTTGTTGACCTTTTAAATCCATACCTTGAATTGTTTCTTCAGGTGGATTATGTTTTTTGATAAAATTAAGTGTTGTACCATCAAAAGTAGGAACATATATATTTCCATCATCTCCTTTAACAGTACCTAAATTTAATTTATATCTATTTGCCTCATCTACCATTTATATCACTTATTCTACTTCAACAATTAAAATAGACTTTCCTGATTGACCATTTATATATTTTAACATTGTTGAAAAACTTCTATCTTCTAAATATCCACCAGATAAACTATTTGCTATTGTAATAACTTCTGATGACTTACATAGCTTAACAGGGTATTCATAATGACCCCATCGCATTCTATACAAATCATGAAGTCCTAATCCTACTTTAGGGTTTTCTATAGCCTTACCTATGTCATCCCAGCTTATATCACTCTTATATAACCATTCAGCTCGTTTTACAGTATATCCATTATTAGTTAAAATTTTCTTTAATACAGATATAATCATATCTGGACCAGTACCACTTTTAGTAGTTCCTAAATATTTAGCTAATACAGATTCTGAATAATATACACCTGTTATTTCTCTTAATATTTGTTGTGTAATATTTACTCCGCAATACCACAATGTATTTTGGCGCATTTCTGTACCAGAGAACCATCTATGACTTGAATAGCAATTCTTAGTTGTTACTGTAGTAGTTGGTTGAGTATGTTCTACTGCTGTTGTTATATAATTAGGTTGTCTACCATATTTTTTTATAAAAGCATTGTATTTAAATAACATATATTTATATGTTGAATAGTTTATATAATCATACATTGTTGTCATATCAAGATATACATGAGTGGTATCATTTAATTTTCCAGTATAAGCATCAACTCTAGCCTTCATATCTAAAAATGTACTTACAGGTATTTTAATACTTAAGCTATCAATAGCTCTAGCATTAACTGATATTTGTAAACTTTCTGGTTCTTTTTTATATTTTTGTACATATGCGTTATATCTAACAAGCATATTTTTATATTTGTAATATAATACATATTCTGCTTTTGTGTCATAATCTAAATAAATTCTTCTTTCATCAATTGGTTTTCCGCCTTGTTCTATATATTTGTTGACACGGGATTTCATGTCTTTAAAAATTTTAATATCTATTTTCTTTTCATTATTAGTTAAATCTTCTACCATATACTTAATCTCCTACAGTTAAATTTTGTACATCACTTTCTGAACTATTATATTCAAAAATACCTTTATAAATAGCTTTAATTTTATGAGTTGCCTTACTTGTTAAAGTATCTTGATATGTAGCTATACCATCTTCATTTAATTCTACAGTTTTTTGGATAATATCATCCATTAAAAATATCACTACACCTTCGGTTATATTTATAGTATTATCACCACTATTATAAACATGAGCTGTATATACAACATTACTATTTGCTGATACAGTTGTAGATGGAGATATAGTTAATTCTATTTTAGTTGGAATTAAATCAGGAAGTTCTATAATATCAGACTGTTCTGTATTTGTGATATCGTCTTTAATAGATGTAATTACATAAAAATATCCATCTTGTACTTTTCCTTCTCCAGTTTCTATAGTTTGTTTTTGAGTAGTTGTTACTCCATCTGTAATAATATCAACATCTTTAGTAATCGTGTATATAACGTTTCCAAATTTAACATTAACAGCATTTTCATCAATAATATTTGCACCGATATATGTTTGTTGATTATATTTACTATAAATATCTTTAATTTTTATATTAGTATTAAGTGGGCTTATTATTATATTAATATAATCAAATAACAATTTTTCTGTCATACTTGTATTAATATAACTAATTTTATTACAAGAAATATATTGAGAAGTTCCTTTAAATGATACTTTAACTATCATAGTTTCTAATTTATCAATATCTCCAATATCATTACTATTAAAAGAATATTGCGCAATATTATCTATAATATTTGTTTTATATTCAACATCATCAATAATAAAACTAATTTCTTCATTACTTATTTTATTAACGTCAGAATCAACAATATTTCCATTATCTAATAAATTTATGTTAAAACTAATATCAACGACATGATTTGGCTTAACATATTTATTTAGTATATTATTTTCTATTTTATATTCATTATTTGTATCGTTAATTAATATTTCAATATCTAATTTTTTAATTTTTAAAACAACATCTGTAATGGTAGATTCTTTATAATATCTATTTTGAATATATGTTGCTCTAATATTATAACTACCCTCATAATAAGATGATATATTCTCTATATTGTATGTAAATTTTCCATTATCATTATTTGTTGAATATCCTAATGTTTTATATTGGGACACATCTTCATCAATTTTTTTAATTTCAAACAATACTTCTCCAATATTAACGCCAATATTCTTATTATCAGTAACTATTGCATCTAATATAATATTTCTACCATATACTTGTGTGATATTATTCATAGTAATTGTTGTAGGTGTTTTAACTATATCTTCAACACCTATAGATTCTTCTTGACCATCAATAGTTGCTTTTATTTGACCTATATATTGATAAGATATATTTTCTTCTGCCATTTTTATTCTCCAAATTTAATTTCCTCGTTTCCAACTTTAATACTTAAATTAATTACATCTGTAGTATTATATATTATACTGCAATTGTTATTTGATATTTTATTAATAGTTGGAGTTATTGTACCATTAGTACAATTAGTGTCTATATTATAATCAGGTAATGATTTTACCAAAGATGATGTCGAAGTTCCATCATATGAATTAAATATAATATTAATTTCATTATCATTATTAATAATCATTGGATTTGGATTTATTGAATAACTACATTTAACCCAATTTGTTAAATTAACTGAACCATTAATTAATAACATTATTTCGGATTTAATTAAATTACTACCAAAGTAATTATTAGATAGGTTAAAATCACCAATACCATTATATATAATATTATCTCCATCATGATATGTATTATTAGTAAATATATTATATTCTACATTAATTGAACCATCAGTTAATGCAATAGCTCCACCGTTTCTGGTTGATGCTGTTGTACTATTAGATTTAAATATATTTTTAACTATATTACCATTTCCACTAACATATATAGCTCCACCATTATTACTACAAATATTAGTATCAAAAGTATTATTTTCAATTACAATATTATTTGCATTATATGAATAAATAGCTCCACCATCTTGTGCAGTATTATTACTAAATATATTATCAGATATTAGTGAAGTTACGGATTGTCTACCTAAATAAATAGCTCCACCACTTATTCCTACATTATTTTTAATTGTACAATTTTGTACATTAATAATATTATTTGAATATATAGCTCCACCAAATTTACTATTTAAGTTTTCAAATGTACAATTTTGTACATTAATGTTGGAATTATTTACAATTCCGGAACTTAAATTAGTAGTTTTATTATCTTTTAATGTAATATTATTTAAACTTACAATTGCGTTATTTGTTATAATAGGAGCATTATTATCTCCAGATATAACGCAGTCAGTACCATTCATTGTGATGTTTTTGTCAATAGTTAATGGTGTATTATATGCTCCTTTAATATTTATAATACCGTTATTTGATACTGATTTAATACCATCACTAATATTATTGAATGGATTATCAACTGTACCATATAATTTACTTGTTGTAGTTGTATTATCTACATAAACAGTATCTATAGATTTAATAATTAAATTATTAGAACCAGTTATTGCTTCAAAAATATCACTACTTAATGAAAATCGTGTACTATATGTATTAGGTACTAAATTAGTAGGTATAATAAAATCTAAAGAAAATATATTATTACTAACTGTTGTTGTAAAACTATCTAATATTTCTGTTCCATTTAATATTTGGTATTCAATATTTCCATTAATTGGTTCTTGAGTTGTTGGGTGTTGTATAGTAATATTATTAAATGATATATCATCTCCAATATTGCCAATAATAGCATTTGTAGTTATTTTAAATGGATTTTTATTTAATATTAAAGTATCAGTTGTGTTATAATTATTATATAAATTAGAAGCATCTGAATCTTCGGTAGTATATTTAATAGTAAGTGTATATGAGTCGTCTAATAATGTATTAGGTAATGTAGTGTTAAATTCTGTACCAGCTGGTACGGTTCCTAATGTATTATCATTAATCATATAGACAATAAAACCACTTGTTACAGCATGATTATTTTTATCAGTAATTTTAGATAATAAAGATAAATTTCCAGCTTTATAACATTCTAATCCACTAGTTTCGACAGATAATATATCAACAACAGATAAATTTAATACAGCAGTATTTTGAATAGCTGATAATACAGCAGAACCATTAAATACAGCTTTAATAATATATTCATTCTTTTTATATTCATAAGGTAATGTATATGTACCACTAACTTTGCCATCTTTAACAATACCTTCGCTTACTGCGGAATCACCTATATAGAAATCAACTCTTTTACCATCTGGTAAATCTGTTGTTGAGTTGAATGTAATAATACCTCCAACATTAGCACTAATATTTTCTAGTGTAATATTTTTTGTTTTTTTATCAATGTTTAGATTAAAGTTTTCACTACTTTCTTTATAATATTCATTACCACTAAATTTAATTGTTATTATGTTGTTTGCTAAATCAATATTATCAGGTAAGATATATTTATACTCAATACTATCAGCATTATCTATTTTTTGTAATCCAATAAAATTATTATTTATATAGATATATATAATTCCTGTAATATTTCTATCAAATGTTGGATTTATTAATATTGTATCAGATATTGATGCTGTAATATCATTCATTATAATATCGATAATTTTAGGCTTAACAATATATTGTTCATTGTATATATTGTCTGCATATAGTTTAGATTTTTTCAATACCAATGATAATGGATATGATGTATCTTGATTATTCTTAATTGGCAATAATGGTGCTTCAAAACTTATAGTTCCTGCACCGTTTGATATATATGAAGTTGTTAATACTTGCCCATTTATAACAACATCTAATTCACCATTTGATTTAATATCATAATTTGAATCAATAGTGTATGGAATATTGATTATATCACCGTTATATGCTGATATATCAGTTACACTTATATCAACTGGTAATGGTGATACTAATATATCTTTCGTAATACTTGATTGTGAATATAATCCAGTATCATCCGAATATTTTGCAATCAATTCAATATTTCCTAATATAGTAGGTGTAATATCAAATCTACACATACCATTTGTAAGTATTTTTTCTTGTGTTTGTTTTCCGTTTTCAAAAATTGTAATCTTTCCTGTTGTAACATTAACAGGTATTTTTTGAGAATCTTTTACTATAGCTTCAAATGTAGTTGTGATAGGATAATAAACAGTATCATCAACACTATTTGTTAATTTTTCATATCTTATATGTTGTAATTCTATATTTGTATAATTTGGTGTAATATTTAATTTAATATCCTCATATACATTATCTGATATACTAGTTCCATTTGATTTTCCATAATGATTATTATTAATATATTCTAATCTAATAAGATATGTACCAACTTCTAAAACTGGTATTTGTAAATTTAATGTTGCTATATTATTTACAACATTATTAACTCCAAGATTAGATACACTAATTTGTTCATACTTATCTCCATTTTTAATAGATGCTATAACTACTCCTTCATTAAGAACACCTTTTGTAGTTGTGATATCGAATTGCTCATTAGATAATAAAGTATTAGAAATTGTGTTGATAACATTGTTTTTATTAAAACTAACATCTCTAGGATATACAGTTATTGATATAACTTTTGAAGTAATAGCGTAATCATTACTTCCTTCAATATTTTTATAAATAAGTTTTAAATGATATATTCCTGCATTCAGTAATACATTATAGTTATAATTAAAATTACCATCAATACATTGAAGGTTTTCTGCGATTAACTCTTCATTATTATTATTAATATCTACTTTATAAATATCTAACAATCCTTTAGAAACTTTTTCACCATCTTTATCATAAATATTTCCTTTAATTGACACATTATCAAGATATTGACAATTTATGTTATCAATATTAATATCAACATTGTAAACACCAACATTTAATGTAAATGCTGTAATATTTGAAGCGTAATACTTACCATCTGTATCATAAACAAATGTAATAGTATAGCTTCCTTTATTACTTGTAACTCCATCAATATTAACCATACCATCAGTTATTTTAATTGTATTATCATTTAATTTAATATCATCTTTATATACATTAATATATCCATCATTAACTAACATACCTTTTTCGTCAGTTATTTTAAATATATTATCAGTAGAGTTAATAGGAACGAATATTTCTGATAATAAAGTATCTTTATATCTTATATGTGTTGGGCTTAAAGGTATATTAAATACTGTTGTATAATCTAATTTGTCATATGTGTTTTTAGGATTTACCTTTATAGTAAGTTTATGTGTTCCTGCTATTTTTTTATTATATGATAATGTATAATTAATAACACCATCTTTTATAATATAATCACTACTATCATCACTTGTTGAAGTTATCTCTTCATCATCTATATAAAAGAATATTTGTTCATCGGATATAATATTACCATTATTATCAACAGCGTTTGCTTTATATGTTAAATCATAAATTGAAGGTATTATATCTTCATTTTGAATTATAATAGGTAATAATTGAATATTAAATGTTCCTTTAATAGAAGCTGGGCTTAATATAGTATCACTAAATATACATTCTATATTATGCGCTCCTAATGATAAATTAAGATTATTAGATATTGTTAATGTCGCTAAACCATTATTAACATTAACACTACCAGCAACATCTCCATCTATTACAAATTCAACCTCTCCTCTTGTTACGTTTTCATTGTATCCATCTAAAACATTACAAGATAACACTAATTTATTATCATTATAATAATTAGTATTTTTATTTAATGTTAAATATACCTTTAATGAATTTGGTAACTCTATACTGTTGTATAAGCTTTTTGCTTCATTGTTTAAATCTGTATAATCAATTAAAGGTGTTAATGAACCATATTTAAATACATCAACATAATCTTTATATGAATCGATTTTAAAGATACCTTTTCTTGAAGGAATATTCGTATTTTCTAAATCATAAATTTTTGAACCATCTGTGTATTTAGATAGTGCAGCAGTTAATAATGTAACGTCATTTATCTTAATTGGGGATATAGAGCTATTAAATGTCATTGTAATCCAATATTTAACAGTTCCATTCTTAAGTAATAAACTAAAGTCAGGATTATTAACTCCCCACCAATTATAATCAAGTGTAGCTGTACCTTCATTGTTTAGGACGTATCCAGTATTTTTAACAATAGCAGAGTTAACTATATTTAAAACTCCATCATTTTGTATAATATTATCTTGGGCTTTATTATTATCTATAATAACTTCTTTTAAAGTTAAATTACCATTGTTATATATTAAACTTTTATCAATGCTATTAGTTGAATCATAATCACTAAATTCAATTCCTTCTATGATGATATTTTTATTAATACCAGTTGAGAAAATTTTACTTCCTTTATTAAATACAACTGGGTCGTCATATGCTTTAATAGTAACATCTTTATCAATAAGCCAGTCTTTTTCATTATATATACCTGACTTAATGTATATTATTTTATTATCTGATTTTAATGCTAATTTAACACTATTAAATGGTTTTCTAAAAGACCCATCTCCAGAAATTTTAACTGTATCTACAAAACAAATATCTTTATCTTCTATTACTTTTAAATTAGAAACAGTTGATGAATTATATCTATCTTTATCATCATAATATTTAGCTGTAATTTGATATATTTGATTAAGATTAAAACGACTATCTATAAATAATTGGAATTGAGCTATACCATCTACAACGTTAATATTTCTAATAAGATTGCTATCTAAATAAAATTCAACTCTACCATAATCAATAAGTTTATTTGCTGTATTTATTACCATAGCCTTTATTGGTGTATTATACCCAATTGGTGTTTCAATATTTTGTAACTTAATCTCTATGTTTTTAATATAATCTTCGATTGATAATTTTAATACTTCATTATCAACTATAGCATTTACTTCACAGGTACTTGTAGTATTTGAATACTCTGTTGAAATATGATTGTTTACTATCATTCCACTATATATTGAGAACTCACCATATGGTGAAGTAAATGAAACTCTTCTTGGTATATATATATCTTCACTATTAGCGTTGACAAAGTCAACATTGATATCAAAAGTATCTCCAACTGTTGGATAAGTATTTAATGATGTACTTAATTTAGCTGTAACCCAATTATCTAAATTTAAAGAAGTATCAGGAGTATTAGTTCCCCACCAATTATTATTTAAATCATTTGTACCAGTTGTTGCTTCAATTGTTCCTAATATTGCTGATTTATTTATAGTTAAGAAACCATTTAGATTATGTATGGTAACCATTTTATCTAATAAACACTCATTAAATGTTAAAGCTCCTTTATTTTGTCCTAATTTATCTCCGCTGATAATAAAATAATATTTCATATCTATTTGGTCAAAATATAAAGATTTTAATCTTACATCAAATCCTTCTAGAACATTAAAAGTTATTTCTTGTTTATTTTTACCTTTGATAATAACATCATTTTCCCCAATAATAGTTACATCTTTATTGAAATTAATATCTTCTGTTTCATATACGCCATTTTTAATATAAATAGTTCCTTTATTTTTTAAACAAGATAAAGCATTTGATATAGTTGCAAATGGTTTACCTTCAGAACCATCATTATTTATATCATCACCATTTTTATTAGATACATATATTTCTTCTAATCCTTCAATAATTTTAATATTTTTTGCTACATCTGTAGCTACATAATTAATTCCATTATATTTTGCCTTTAGTATATATTGTTTATCTTTTATATATAAATCAGCTGGAACTGTGTAATCAAAAATTACTTCATTATTAACAACATTTTTTTCTCCAATAAATATATCATTTGCATAAGATGAATAATCAGTACTTATATATAGCTTAATAGTTCCTTCATTAATGATATCATTATCTTCTGGGCTTAATGTAATTGGTATATGTGTTTTATTACCTAATGCTACTTGCTTTTCTGGTAAATTAATAATAGTTTTAACTTGAGCTAAATTTAAAGCAAATTTATTATCTCCTGCATTTTCATAATAGGTATCTGCGATATATTCATTTCCTTCATATTCAGCAGTTAAGAAAAATTTATTTTCACTAACATTTTCTGGTATTGTAAAGTATATATTATTATATCCAACTTCTTCTACATCAATTGTATCAATCTCTATACCCTTATCCCATGTTGTTAAAGTGGAATTTGTATATTGATGTAACATTATACTAATCTTTCCAGCAGGTTTTATTGCTGTTAATGGATTGATAAAACTAAATCCTACTGTAAGTTTACTGACTTTGTTAGAAAGAACTCTGTCTATAGATAAAGTTATTTTAGGCATAACTTTATTAACTATATATTTATTATAAGTATTAAATAATACATTGTTTGAGTTATCAACATATTGAGCTTTGATAATGTATGTGTTTGGTATTTCGCTTACTAAATGATTAGGTAATGTAGCTACGAATTGTTTATATGTTGTGCCATCTCTACTATCTAAATCTTTTTCTTCTAAAGTACAATTACCGCCAATTTGTTTTTCATCAATATAAAAGTTAATATATCCATTAGTTGGTAATGTAGATGACGCATCATAATCAATACCTGCTACAAGATTAGTAGTATCGTTATAATCTTGAATATATTGTAATAATTCTATACTATTTGTTTGAGGTAACATTGATAATGTAGATGATGCTTTTGAGCATTTATACCTATGTTCAGATGAATAATTAATATCATATATATAATCACCAATTAAATCACTTTGTGATAAAGTTTCTTTCTGAATATATAAGTTTCCATTCTCAATACTAAATACTTTAGCACTATCTCCACTAGGTAATGTTACATATAATTTACCATCTTCAACACTAAAAGACCGTTTATCAGTCATTAATATTGTATTTAATTCATTAGCACTACCATCGTATATCTGTATTAAATTATCAGTAATTAATGCTCCATTAGCATCATATTCCTTTGTTCCAAAATCTGGGTCTTCTTGAGTGAATGAAAATTTATTTAATTCAACCCATTCTTCATAAGTTAATGATAATGTATTATAAAATATTTTAGCATATCCATATTCATCAACTGTGGCAGTACCATATTCTTTATTATTAATAGTTACAGTAACTTCACCTTCTGTTGCTGGAATACTATTACTATTCATCACTCTTACCAAAAATCCAATAGTTTGGCCCTGTGTTGCATATAAATCATATGGTACGATATATGTATATAACCTATCAACTTTTAAAATACCAGTATCTTCGTTACTGTTAAAAATATTATTAATATCAAGGTATTGTGCTTTAATAGTATATTTTTTAGCTTCAATATCATATCTTCCCATTAATTTTTCTGGAACAGTATATTGCATAGAAGCTATTCCTTGTTTATTAACTTCAATCATTGATTGACTTGGTGTATCAACAACACTTCCTTTATCATCTAAAATAAAGAATTTAATATATCCTTGTGTTACATTTCTATTAATACTATCTAATACTTTTGTTGCTAAAAATATTGTATCGCCAGTTAGTACATCATAATCGAAAACTGTTAGATTTACATCTCCACCAATAAGTGTTAATTCTGTTTTACCTGATGAACGACCATAAGCTATAGTTCCTTTATATTCTACATAAATGTTATATGTTCCAATAGGTTTATTAATTTCAGATGTTTCTAATGTTGCTTTACCATTTGATACATATGTATGACCTATTTCTTCATTACAATTATTTTCTTTATCGCAAATATAAAATGTAACCATACCTTCATTAACAGGAATATTTTTATCTGTTTTAATTGAAGCTGTAAAACTCATACTACTATCTTGTTTATAAGTATAAGTCTTATCTATTGTCAATATGGTATTTTCTTTACTGATTAAAATATCTGAAATACCATTACACGGAGCATATTTGCTATTTCCACTATATTGAGCTTCTAATTTATAAACTCCAGCTAAATTGCTTTGAATCGGAATATCTTGAGCAGTACTTACATTTTTGTCTACATTAAATGTATAGTTTCCGTTATTATCTTTTAATAAATAATCATCAACATAAAATTTAACTTTATTACCAATAGATGAATCAGTATGTTCATTATATGATATTACAGAACCATCTTCGGCTGATATATAAGCATATAATTTTGGAATACTTTTTACGCCATTATTGTTTACAGTATAAGCAGGATAGATAATAAGTTTAGTTTCTATTAATCCATCGGAGTTATGTTTATATCTAACATGTCTTTGCATATCTTGACAAGATACTAAAATATCATAAATACCATCACTTATAGTATTAGATGGTGCGATATGAATTGTTTTTTGATATGAGCTATTTGGTGTTAAACTATCTACTGGTATATATATTCTACTTTTTGATGTATTATCAAGATTTAATAAAGATGATGTTGCAACATATATATCGTCATTAATGGTAATTTCTCCAATATTAGATAGTGTAATATCTAAATCTGCACTACTATCTTTATTGTATTTTAAACTAGCAGATAATATTAAATCTGTTTCTTTATATTCATAATATATATTTAATTTTGCATTATATATATTTATAATACAATCTTGTTGTTCATCTAAATTAGTTATACCGAACATAAAGTGCATTCCATAATCATGTAGATAATCTCTTAAATCTATATCTTTATATCCATTATTAACTATATCTGTTAACCCAAAAGTATCTGTAGGTCCACCATAAATAATTTTATCTCTAGTTTGTTCGTAATATCCAGAAGTAGTAATTGGTTGATAATATGATAAATTAATACCATTCTTTAATTTATAGACAATATCTTTGTCTGTTTTGCCATAATCTTCTAAATTAGTCATGGTTCCACAGAAACCACAATATATAGCGCCACAATGGTCACATACTAATGCACCTGTATCTTGAAGGTTTTTATTATCTGCATTATCTCTTCTTAATGTTCCAGTTTTGCCACAATGAGGACATTGATTAACCCATGTTTTAGCATATTGTTTATATCCTTTATAATCATCTTCATATATACAGTATTCACATTTTGGTCTAAAAATACCTGCTAAAACATTACTTTCTTCTTTAACAACATTATTTAATAATATTGCTGTTCTAATATCGTTAATTTTTGAAACAGAATTATTAGATGATTCATTATCAATGCAAAACTCAAATCCTTTAATAAAGATATTTTCTGGAAGTGAAGATAAATCATACATTATATCAACTAAAAAACTTCGATACTTTTCTAAGCCAATAGATTTATTATATAATTTACTTAATGATACCGATGTATAGTTATTATCCTCTGATAGTAAATTTTCAATTTCTTCAAACTTAACTTGCTTATTCGCACTAGCAGTAGATTGTTGGAATACATTAACAGGCATTATACCTTTAATTTCACGTGTATCATCAACAGTTGGTAATTTACTTCCTGTTTCGATAACTAAGTCTTCAACATATGGGTCAATACTTTCTAAAAATATAACATTGTTATCTTCACTATCTCTTACAAATACATTATTAACTGCATTTGGATTCCATACATATTCATTCATTAATCTACGTTCGTACCAATAATCTTGTTCTACATCATATGGATAATATGGAGGTAATGTGTTTGGATAATCATCTTCATCTATAATATCATTAACACCATCTTTATAATATCTACGAGGTAATGCGTATGTATCTCCCCATTTATCTAAATTAGTGTTAATATAAAAAATATCTCTTGTATCTTCTAAATCATATCTTTGTGGAAAACCAACGGTTAATCCAAAATCAAGACCTCTAAAACCAACTTCTACATAAAATTTTTTAGCGTAGAAATGCTTTGTTAATCTATCATAAACAGTAATTTTATCTTTTGGATACTCTTTTTTAAATACATATCTCCATCCATTTAGCTCTTCATTAAATGGTGTTTCGTAGTAGACATACATTCTAACTTCTGATATTGGAAGTAAAGCTATACTAGATAATTTAATGTTTTGTTCAACATGAAATACTGGTTTTGTTAGCGTTACAGTCATAATAATATTAACATTATCATCTTGATTGTCGCTAAGTAATGTTAATCTAACGCATTCATTATGAACAGGACCGTTACCAGTCATCTCTTTTTGATATCTTGATGTTTTAAAATAAGTAATACCTTCGCCAATAGTTGTTAAAGATACTTCTTCATCATTGAAGTAATTTTTACCTTCAGTTAAATCTATTAATAATGTTCCTGATTTTATACTAAATGGAATTTGTAATCCATCAGTTTCATTAATCATTATTTTAAGATTTTGAATTGATTTTTCACAATTAAAGATTAACTCAATTGTTCCTTTAGTTTTATATAATGGTGCTGGTGTTAAAAAATAGTACGGTAATTTTCTTTCATCTTCATTTGCATTATTAATATTGATATTTTTAGTTAATACATAATCTTCTTCATTTCTTTGAGCATCTAACCATACTTGAACTGGTTGCTCAAGTTTTGTAGTTAATAATAAATAAGCGTAATAAAAACTTAATTCACCCAAAATCGCACCGATAGCGTCAAGAAAAGCATCTTGCCTCCACCATTCTGGGAAATTTCTATACCAATTAGCAAATTTTAAATTGTTTAATTCCATTATATAATACCTCATTTCTAATTAAGAAAATTTTTATTTTTTGTATTATATAAAGAATTAAATTTTTTAATATAATTTTAAAAACTGCCAGTCCATGCCAGTCTTTCTTTGCCAGTAAATTTACCATAGATTGAATCTACCGTTAATTCAACAGATAAACTACCCTTATCTCCTACTCTTAAATCAATATCAACTACTTTATTTATTTGTGGATAAGCTTTACACATTTCTTCGATATCATTACGAAATTCTTCATAAAAAAATGCGTCCATATTATCTCCCATTAAATCCCATATATGACAGCCATATTCAGATTGCCCTACTGAAGGTAATACACCATAAGGAGTTTTAATTTCCCCAATCAATGCTTGCCATAATGTTTCTTCATCATTAACAATTGTTATATCACCATCACAATGTGAGAAGTCAGTTTTTTCCCCCCATCCTTCTGGATGTAAGTCTGTTAAGATATCACTAATATCTCCATCCGTTGTAAGGTCATCCTCGCAACAACTATTCTTACATGGTTTAATATCTGAATCTGCGTCTATAGTTGATTCTGCGTCATGAATTCTATTTCTATTACATATCATTTTACTCACCAATATAGGTTATATCAGTAACAATTTTATTAGTATAAACTCTTTCATATTTACTAACTTTAATTTTATTATTTTTTTCAATAGTTACTCCTTCATCAAAACTAACACTAACAGAATATATATTATAATTTCCAGATAATTGTGTATTAATTTCAGTAACTAAAGTAGTAACAGATAAGTCTACACCAACAGATAAATAATAAGCAAAAATATTTTGAATTGTATTTTGAACAATTGTATAAATATTTTCTTTTTCCGCTTCGCTATAATCAGAAGCGCCAATAGTTTTTAAATGAACATAGAAGTTTACATATCTTCTATTAGCTCTAACGAAATAATATTTTACACCCATTACTTTATCATATAATAACTTTTGTTGAATATCCTGAAATTCAGATTCTGAATCAACATCTAAGATAATTAAGATTGTTCCATAACCCATACCATATTCTTCAATGTAATATTGTTGTACATTTAGCCCTAATTGATACATTAATGAACGAAGATGTACAGTAGTACCATCTCTATCATATCTAAACATATTAGCTCTTTGTTTAGCGCTTTCAAGTGATTCATCATCCATTCCACCAAATGCTGGTTCTTCATTATTAACATATAAAACCGTATTCCATTCTGAATTACTGAAATAAGTTAATTTATTTGCAACAACATTATATTTAGAACCTGTGTTGACACAATAAGCAACACCTGTTGCAGATTTGTTTCCTTTCCATAAATAAATATCTGAAGCTGTTTTAAATATAACAGTACTATCTCCTGAATCAGATACAGCAAAACCACGTGGTATTCTTACGGATTCATTATAATTATCTGCTCTTGTAAATGTAAGTAATACTCTAGAATATGTTGCTGGTCTTCTAATTGTAAAGGGTTTAATCATTGATTCTAATAACGAAGCATCTGTTACCGTATCTATACTAAATTGAGATGCGTACGAATTTAATATAGACATAATAACACCTAATTCTGTAGATATTGCAGATGTTAAAAGTCCAAGTCTTCCCTTTGTAAATTTTCTATTTACTAATCCATATTGTATATATAAATTCCATATTTGCTCATTAATTTCTGAAGCAGTCATTGTATTCGTTATTACCATTTTATATTCCTCATTCTATTCTTCCAATATATATTAATCTTGTTTCTTGTTTTTTACAAGTAGTTTCATTTGTATTTAATGCTCCACAATATATACAATATGTAGAACTACAACCAGAACATTTAATATCAGTTTTATCATCATCTCTTTTATTTTCTGATAAAGTATTCCATTTTTTACATTTTGGACAATAGTTCATATATCGTTTTTCTACTATTTTTTTGCCATCACAGCATTTACAGGTAGCTTCACCTTTTGCTGTAATAGTACTAGCATCTCCTTTTAGTTTTTTATCTGTATCACATTCTTTTTTAAGATTTCTACCGCATACACCGCAAAATTCTGAATTACATGATTCGCATTTAATTTTATTTTCAATTTGTACTAAATGACCAAATGTTTTACACATAGGACAATAATTTAAAGCAACAGTATTTACTACTTCTCCAGCTTGATGACAGTTGCATGTACAGCTAGCAGACCCACCAAACTCAATAACATTTTTCCTATCTGATAAATTAGTTACCCATGTAACAGAAGTATTAAATACTCTATGTCCTTCTTCTCCAGAAGTATATAGATAAATATCACCACTTGTATTAACTTTTAGAATATCAGAAGTTTGAAGACTATCAGATAAAGCTAAGTAAGACTTACTAGTTGCTGGCCACATATCTTCATCGTATATATGACATATACGCTTACCTGATTTTGCAATATCAATTTCGAAATCTCTAAGCGTTAGGTTAGCGATATTATAAGACTGCTCAATCATTATTTTATTACCACATTGTGTGTAGAGTGAATTACCTGCTTCTAATTGTAAATAATCTTGCATAGTAGCTTTAAGTATATCTTCAACCTTTTTGCCATTAACCTTAACATCACCGTTAACACTAACACCATTAGCATCTACACTAACACTATTTTCTTTCTTATCATTTGTAGCATCATTATATGCTATTTTTGTCGAATCACTACTAACTTGTACAGCCGCATTATTATGAGCTAGGGTAATAGTATCCTCTTTGACCCAATTTTTGATATTTGAAAATCCATCAGTAATTTCTGTAATAGTATATTTTCTTTTAACAGGATTAACTGATATAGTAACTCTCATCTTTTTTTTAGGATATAAATATCCTTTTTTTGTTGTACCTTCAGGTACTGTATAAAGTTCTGATGATATAGAACAATTATACTTTACCCCATCATCACTACGACAAATCCAACCATTTGATTGAACTTGGGACATGTTAATTCTTTCTACATATCCTTGAACTTCTTTTAGAATTTTATCGTCATCTTCTAAATCTTGAATTTTTGCTCCTGCTGTTTTACTTCCTGACACAACAGCAACGCTTTTTCTAAAACTTGCGTCTGTTGGTCTAAAAAATGGTTTATTATCCATACTTCACCTCTAAACATTACTGCTTGTATAACCTAAACTTGTACTATGTGGATTTGCTGCTGAAAAATGACATGTATTTGTATCATCGGCAGCTCCATGATGTCCATTCTTTCTTGTCCCATCCATTGTTTGCCATGTTCCATTAACGCATATACCACAATAAAAATGACCCGGTACGTGTATAATATAACATGGTACTCCTATTACATCCATACAACATTTTAATAAACGTGACATATCTCCACAGTTTAATCCACCAGCATTAAATGCATCACTACAACCTCCGGGATAGATGGAGTCAGGATAGCATGAATATGGATGATTTTGTGTTAATAAGTAATATACTTCTTGCGGAGTCATTCCTTGAACAGCTTGTCCATAAACGGTATTTGCACTTCCGATTTGGCAATAATCATTAGCAGTTGGATTTCCTAAAGCTCCTTCTGGACTAATTTTTTGATTATTATTAACACTCATATCACCCGGTTGCATCGTTTCATTATGTCCGTTAGTACAAGGTCCATAATCTGTTAAATTACAAGTATTTCCAACTGTTCCACCACTACCTCCACCAATAGTGATTGTAGCATTAATTGGGTCATCAGGTGTATCTGGACCATATTTAAGCTCAACATCCATAGTTAAATTATCTTTTTTACTCCATTTTATAGTATAACCTTGAACAAAATATTGTTCAAGATTTTTAGTTGTTTTTATATCGTCATCATCTTTGCTAGAATCTGTTTTATTATTTGAGTTTATTTTTTTATTTGAATCAGATGCTTTTTTAGCTATTGTTTTTGTTGTTGAATTTGTTGTTGAATTTGTTGTTGAAGATGAACTTGTATCTGTAGTTTTAGACTGTGTTGTAGCTAATTTAAGAGGATTATCTACCTTAACAAAAGAACCCGGAGTAATTCCAGCATTATGTAAAGTTCTTAATTTTAACCCCATACCATAATCTCGTATATGTTGAGATAATAGCGCAATAGCTTTAGCAGTATCACTTATTTTATTTTTTGAATAATCTTCATCTTTATCTGAAGATGATGATTTACTACTAGAACTTTTTTGAGATGAATCCTTACTACTTGATGATTTAGAATTATCAACAGTTGTAGTGGTAGGAGTTGATTGTCCTACATTATTAGCAGTCCCATCTTCTTTTGTTTTAGCTTCTGTTAAATCATAATGATAAATTGATTCACCATATAAATCAACTAATTCTTGATATGCAACCTTTATACCATTAACAACAACTGTATTGTAGAACCCTGTTGCTGGCCATGTTTCAACAAGCCCATCTCTTTGAATGTATTTTTTTTCAATTGTATTAATATTTTTTGAGTATTGGTCTGCATAATTATATAAATCACGATATTGTAATAAATATACACAATTATTAGCAACAATAAATAAACTATCTGTAGCTCCGCAAATTTGTGTCATTAATCCCCAAAATGTTTTATCAGGTATTTTCACATATGTACTTCCACCACTAGTTTTAGATACTGCTCCAGTTCCAGCTGGTATAAGTGCCATAGCTGAATTAGAACAGCTTGTTGGGCTTTGTTTACAACCACCACAACATACACAATAATCTGCTCCACATCCACCTTTTGCAGTATCACATGTTATTTCATGTTCTGCTGTTCCTTTAGGGTTATCAGACATTGTTCCAATCTTACCACATTGTTGGCAATAGTTATAAAACGTATTTGTTACAGTACCACTACAATGACAACAATAACAAGAACGTTGTCCAGTAACGGTTATAGTTTCGGTAGTAGGTGATTGTATACCTGCTCCCGGAAAACTACCACCAGAATTAGTGCCTCCAGTAGTTTGTGTAGTGCTTGAATTTGATTGTTGATTTGATTTCTGACTATTAGAATTACTTCCAGTTGATTGTTGATTATTTGTACCAGCAGTACCATTAGTTCCACTTGTACTTGCACCTGTAGTACCAGTTGTTCCTGTACCACTAGCAACGGTTGTTGGTGTACTAGTAGAGGTAGTTTCTGTTACAGCTTTAGGAACAACACTTATAGCATCATAATCAAATACTGAACTTACAACATCACTATCTTGATAGATATAATCTCCTTGAATTAATTTTTTAATTTTAGCTTCAAAATCTTTTTTATATTTTTTAACCTTTTTTTCTAAATCTTCTTTATCAGATTCTTGTTGAGCTTGACTATTTTGTTGAGTATTACTTCCAGTAGTACCAGTAGTACCAGTAGTACCAGTAGTACCACTACTGTTTTTATTTGATTGTTGAGTAAATTTTTGATTATTGGAACTAGATTGCCCACTAGCTGTATTATCAGCAGGTTTATTATTAATACTACTATTATCTGTTACACTTTTAGAATCATCAGCATTAGCTCCAGTAAGAACATTATTGTTAAGATTAGAGTTGTTATTATTTGTTTGACTCATCTGTGCTTTAGCATCTGCTACACCAGTTATTTCATCTATTTCGTTTGGAACTTCTTCTAATGTTTGTCCACCTTTTTGAACTGAATATCCATCAGTTGCAAATGAATAGTCATTTAACTCTTCAATTGAGTAACAAAACTGTAAACCCCATGCTTCGCAAATTGCTTGAAAAGTATCTGTTACTTTTTGACCAGCAACAAAAGTTTTTCTAAATTCTTTAGGTACATGAGCTTTAAATTTCCAACCAGCATTTTGTAGATAAACTGTTAAACTATATCCTTTCTGTGTTACTTTTTCAACTCTACCAATAAAAGAATTATGTTTCTTACCATCAATACCAATATCTAATATAACAGGTGACTCCGTTGTATCCCAATATTTACGGACATCTTCACTATAACCACAAGTAAGTTTAGCAATACCAACAGGTACATCATTATCTATATCTACTTCAATTTCGCTAAAATAACCATGAGTTTTATTATCATCAAGTGTTCGTACTTTTACTCTTTCGACAAACATTATTTGCCACCACCATTTAAAACTCGACAGCCAGATTTAGTTTTCATATTTACAAAATTAGTATCAAATCCATAACTTCTATAATCGATATCAGTCCAAGTTCCACCTTCATTAGTTTGTACACTTCTGTGTCTACCACTAGGTGCAGCTGATGATGCGTATTCAATAACTCTTGCTTGTACCCCAGCAGCTGTTAATTGAGTATATAATAAATTACTCATACCAAAACAGTCAGTTTTACCTTCTTGTAATACGCAAGCAGCATCAGACCAATCACAAGTATAATCAAATGAATATCTTATTTGTTGAGCTAATGTTTGACAAATTTGGTCTTTAGTTCCACCTGAAGTTGTTCCCCCAGTACCACTACTACCATTAGGTTCTTCAATATCTTCTGGATTATCAGGACCAAAACCTAACTCTAAATCTATATATAATGGTTGTTTCTTTTGTGTTCTCATACTAAATCCTTTAAGGAAATAGAATTCATTATGATTTGTTAATGGATTTTGAACAGTATAAAAATTACCGCCTAGATATCTATATCTTTGCAAAGCTCTTAAACGTGTTTTATTATTGTATGCTCTAACATATTGTGCAAGATATGAATTTGCTTTATATCTTGCTGTATCTTCATCAATTTCTTCATCTTCAAATTCTTTATTATTCTCGCCGTAAATCTTAATTAAATCTTCGTATTTTTCTGTTACACTTCCACCTTTATATTTTACAGTAACAGAATTATAGAATCCATCATTAGCGTAATTAAACTCAAAAGTGTCTGTATCCATATCCATTTTGTAGATATGCTTTATTCCTTTTTTCTGATTTAATAATTGCATCCAATCTGTATAAGGGAATAAAAATGCTGCATTACATTCAACAATAAATACTGAATCAGTAGACTCACATATTCTTCTAATACAGTCTTCAAATGTTTTATCTTTATATATTAAAGACCCACCACCTGTTGATTGGGCGGCTCCGGCGCTACCACTTACCATTTTAACTACTTCTTGTGGAAATTGTGTTTCATCTCCACTTTCACAATATCCGATTCCACCTTGTTGTAATGTTTGAACTGGATTAGACATTCCAGTAAAACTAGGGTCGCTAAATGTATCATCGTGCGCTCTTGGAAGCCAACTAACTCCTTTTAATCCATTAGTCATTCCAGAATAAGCATACATAAAAGCTATACCTACTTTATCACTATTACTTTGTAATGTTGATTGATAACCACTACTTAACATATCATTAAAAGTTCCTGAACAAGCTCCACCAACAATACATACAATATATGAATTTTGGTTTGATTTAGTATCACTACAATGTGCGTTAGGGTCAATACCTGAACTTTGAGCAGTATATCCTGCTTGTTGTAACGCTGATACACAAGCATCAATTCTTTTTTGGTCAGCGTCTTTTCCTTGAATGTTATCACTATTTACAACAACTGTCATACCTGCATTTGCTCCAGTAGCTGTACCAGATGTTCCTGTAGCTGCTGCATTTGCAGTAGATGTACTTAAAGCATTTTGTGCATTACTTTTAGCACTTGTACCACTACCAGTACTTTTATCTTTGTTAGATGATTTACTTGCTGTTTTCTGATTATTAATACCAGATTGTACACTTCCAGCTGTTTGAATATATGACCCAACACCATTTTTGGATTTAGAACTTCCACTTGATGAACTACTTGATTTAGAGCTTCCACTTGATGAACTACCAGTACTGCTAGTAGTACCTGTCGTACCAGTTCCTGTAGTACCTGTCGTACCAGTTGTTCCCATATTTGTAGTTGGTGTTGATGTAGTTGATGATGAAGACGCTGTTTTTGGTTCTATAGTTATTGCATCATAATCCATTATCTCATCATGCAACTCTTCAAAAGTTTCACCTCTAAGATATTTCATTAAATCTTCATGAATATCAGCAGGTGTTGGATATTCTGGATTTTTCTTTTTTTGTTGAACATCAGTAGATTTTTGCTCATTTGATGTATTAGAACCAGTACCTGATTTACTTGAACTACTACCTTTACTTTTAACATCACTAATTATAGATTTAGCGGCTTCTGTATTGCTAGAAGTACCACCGAGTTTTTTTCTAATATTCGCTGGTACATAATTAACTGACTTAACAGTTACATTAGTACCCCATGAATATGGGCTTCCATTAACCTTTCTAGTAACTGTCCCATTTGCGTTAAGCGTATATGTTATTGATGAATTATTTGGGTCTGTAACTGTTTTTGGTTTATTTGATGAACTACTACTTGATTTACTTGAACTACTTCCTGATGAGCTTTTACTACTTCCACTAGATGAAGATGTTCCTGAAGTTCCAGATGAAGAACTTGATGCTGCTTTTTTAGCAGCTTCTTCGGCTTCTTTTTTCTTTTCTAAATATTCTTCATAAGCTTTTACATATAAATCAAAAGGTAAATCTGTTAATGCTTCAGTTGCTTTAATGATATCAGGATTTTCTTCTATCTTTTTTCCTGATTTACAAATAGCTCCTGTGCTATCAAATTCAATACCTTGATATCCTATTTGTTCTGTTGGTTCTTCATCGGTTGTGCCTGTCCCATCTGTTGCTCCAGTAGCTGCATTAACTGCATTAGCAGCTGCTGTACCTACAGCGCCACCTATTGCACTTCCAGCAGCTGACCCAGTATTGGCTCCTTGTTTAGCTCCAGCTACAGCACCTTGTACAGTACCTGTACTAAATCCTCCAGCAACTGCACCTACAGCTGCACCAGCAACTGCACCTACAGTTGAGCCTGTACTTGAACCTTGTTTACCAGCACTTTTTGCATTTGAAGATGCTACTCCATTTTCTGTACTAATATTTTGATTAGCAGAATTTGCATCAGTTGAACTTGAAGCATTTTGGTCATCTAAGTCTACATGAGGTGGACACACAAAATGAACGCCAATAAATTCACAAATAGCTTGAAAAGCATCTCTAACATTTTGATTAAATATATATGAACTTCTAAATTCTTCTGGTATTTTTTGTTTAAACCTTCGTCCAATATTGTCTAATTGAAGCTCTAATTGATATCCTCTTTGTCTAACATGTGTAACTTTTCCATAAAACACTTCAGTTGGTTTATCATCATCTTTATATCCACTATATACTGTAACATAGTCATTATTGTTAGCCCAATATTTAATTACATCATCACTAATATGCCCACATATTAAACTAGCAGGTGCGACAGAATTATTAACATCATATGTTAAATAAAATTTTGTGAAATATCCATGTGTTTTATTATCTGAAGCTGTTTTAACAGTTAATTTTTCACAATATAACTTTGATTTACCGTTATCGCTATCATCATTTCCATTATTGGTTGATGTTTTAGTTTTAGAGTCATCAGATTTTGAATCTCCAGTATTGTCTTTAGATGATGCTTTTGGCATTAATTATTCGCCTCGCTTTGGTTAATAGATGCGCTACTACTTGATGTTTGGGTTATAGCAGATGAATTACCTGAATTAGAATATCCACTATCTACTTTTAAATTATGTGCTGTATTATTATTAACACCATTTTTAGCAAAATAACTTGCACTATATCCATAAATAGCATTACTTTTACCAGTTTCAGAACTTGTTGTAGTATCTGTTGGCACAACTACTTCTTCAATTTTAACACTATATTTAGCATCTGTTTCCCCTTCTTCTATATCATAACTTAATTCAGTTATAACTCCATCAAAACTACCAAAATTACTAGATGTAAAAGTACAAGCCCATCCTGAATATTCCTGTAAAAAACTTTCACGTACTTTAACAAATGCGTCTGCCTCTTCTCTTTTATCGATATTAACAAGAGTTGAGTCAGTAACGGCGCTTAATTTTTGAAGCCCCATCCATTGTGACCCACCATATGTTTTTGCATAATTTTTATAGTTATAATAATATAGCATAAGTTCACTAAACATAACTTCAAATTCTACGGTCATATGTTCAGTTGTTGCTTTTTCAATTCCATAATTACCATCACTAGAATCAAAAAATGAAAAACCTGTTAAATGTGGTGTTGTTTTAACATTTTGAATAGGTACAATTTGAGTTACAGGTTGTGTAATATTATCTGCATTAAGATAATTAACACTTGTTTTTTCAATTAAATCTTGGTCGTATTTTTTATTACCTTCACCTTTAGTATTATAAGCAAATTGCATTTTTGGTTTTATTTTTAATAAACCTCTTTGTTTACTCCAATTTTGCCATAATTTTTTATATTTTTCTGGAACACTATCATCAACATTTCCTTCAGTCGATTTAATTCCTAATATAACAAAAGGTTTTTCTTCTTCTTCGGTTGAGTCTGTTGAGTCTGTTGAACCAGTTTCATCGCTAAGAGAACCATCTGTTGAGCTATCTGTTGTTGCTTCAGAATCTACATCGCTTGAGTCACTACTTCCCATTTTATTACCTCATTATTTTTTTGAACTATCTTTTCCACTACTGCTAGTACCACTATTGCTACCATCTGTTGTAGTTGCTGTATTAGAATTTGCATTATTAGTTGTACTAGAATCTGTTGTTGTACTTGAGCTACTAGAAGCTGGTGGTGTACCAGATATTTGTGATACAACTTTAGGATTAATTCTATCACTTATTTCTTCAAATATTTGCATCATTTGAGATTTAAGGTCATCTGGGTCACCAGTAGTATTAACATACCAATCACCACTAATTTCTATTGTAGCTCCGCCACCTTTTGGCTTATTATCTTTACCCTTACCTTTACCTTTACCTTTTACAGGTGCTACTACATCTGCAATACGAGATGCACTAACTCTGATTTTATATGTATTAGTAATTAACTGTTTAATTGGATTATTTTTTTGATTTTTAGGAACTAAATAATTAGCTAAACGAGCTTCACTAATTCTTATCTTACCTACGTTTGTATTTATTCTACTTAAAGGGTCTATTCTGTTACCGGCATTATTTATAGAACCTCTAGTTAATACCATTTTAGCTCCAGCATGTTTTGGATTACTAACTTTACTATTTGGTAATTTTTTAGGTAAAAATTGATTTGCTACAAAACCTAATGGTGCAGCTACTCCAGTTATAGAATTTGCAATTCTAGCTGCACTAAGTCTAATTTTAGATACATCTGTTTTAATATATTCTATTGGGGTTTTTGGTTTTTTAGGTTTTGATGCTTTAGAATCTTTAGATTTACTACTAGCACCAGATGATGTAGCACCAGCTCCAGCTGAATTAGTTGCAGCAGCTGCTCCAGCTGATGTAGCACCAGCTCCAACAGAATTTTGTGTTGATGCAGCAGCTGTTTCTTTTGCTTTTAAATTAGCTAACCCACCCGGAGTAACTCCCGGAGCTGATTCTTTAGATTCTGTTTCAGATTTTGCAGCTTCATAGCTATCTCCAGAAGCTAATTCGGTTCTAACATAATCACCAGCCATATTAACATTAGCTTGAGCCATGTTAGGAATAGCTTCAAAAGGATTATCAGAATATCCCGGAGTATTATCAATTGCTTCTAATGCTTTATAATCTCCTTGTATTGTTTTCCATCCTTTGTTAAAATCTTTATTAGTACCAGCAATAGTTCCCGGTATATCCTTAAGGGCAGTACAGATGAGATGTATCCAATCTACACCTTTTTTAATATTTAATAATATTTTAGCCATAATTAATTCTTTCCATTCTTCTTTGGCAATTTTTGTGGCTTCATATGTTATCATTTTCTTTTGAATTTCTGTCATACCTTTAAGACGAGAAGTATCTATCGGTTCGCCAGTCCATGCAGCATCTACTGTAGCCCTAACTGCATTCATATGTTGGTCTGTAGTTGATTGCATATTTTGTTTAGTTTGTTGTACTACTTGATTACCTTCCATCCAATCTAAATAATCTTCAACTTGTTCAGATGTCATATGTGTTTTATCAGTAACTAACTTCATAGCGTCTTGATATTCTTTACTAGCTCTTACAGCTTCCTTACTATTACCGTATTTAGGTAATAAACCAGTTTCTACATTAAATAATGTTGATAATGGTTGTTTATATTGGTCCATTAAATTAAAATCTTTTTCATTTTTATCATAATAATTTTGAATATCTTTTTGATAACCAGCGGTTGGGTCTATTGTTTCATATACGGCACTAGCTGGACCTGCAATTTGTGGAAACAAGTCATTCCAGAACTGATTACCTAATCCTTCTTGTTTAACACTTCTAATACTACCACTAGTATCTGCTGTTTCTTTATCTAAATCGGAAAAGTCATACATTCCAAATGCAGCTATTGCTTGACCTCTTACACCATATTGTCCTAAAACATCATTTGAATTATCTTCAGCAACTTTATTTGAATAGTAAGCATATTGAGAACTTGCAGCTTTCATCATAGACTCTTCTTGTTTCATTTTAGCTGCATATTCATCATGTGCTGTTGTTGTGCTTTTTAATTGTTTTTTATAATAATTATATTTTTCAAAATGCTTATCATATTGTTTACTAAATTTATCTGCATTTTCTTTATTTTTCTTAGCAGAATCATCAAATGATTTAACTAATAAAGCAACTACAGCTATTACAGCTATTATAGGTAAAATTAATGCACCTAATTCAACTGTTAATGCTCCTACAGCAATATCGGTCATAATAATTTCCATAATTTCTTCATCTCTAAGTAAATTAAGAACTTCCATTACACCACCAGCTAATTCCATACCAGCTTGTAGTAAGAAAATTTGGTCAGCAAATTGTGGAGCTGCAACCATTGCAACATTCATTAAACCATTCGTTACTTTATTAAATGCTTTAGCTCCTAGTTTTTGAATTTTCTTAAAACTCTTTTCAATTGATTTAAAATTCATTTTTTTAATACGTTTAAAACCATTTTCCATAGATTTTACATAGTTATGAGCAAAACGACTTGCTTTAGTACCACCATCTTTTGGTAATTTATAACCTTTATCATGAATCTCTTTCTCTCTTGCTTCTTGTCTAGCTCTTCTTTCTTTTCTTTCCTTTTGTCTTTTATCTCTGTCTATTTGTTTTTGATTTTTCTCATTAATAATATCGATTGTACTACTATATTGTGGAGTTACTAATTGACCACCTTGTATTGTTTTATCTTTACTTCCATATAAAACTCCATTCTCATCTGGTAAATTTTGTGCCATATCGATATAAGCTTGATAGTCATTAACATTATATCCCATAGTTGTATTGATTTGGTTATTAATATCCTGTTCTTTTATATCTTTTTGTTCTTGTTTCCATTGGATATAATCAAGTATAGATGATTCATTTGTACTGTTTTCTATATTTGATAACCGTTGTTGTCGTTTACGATTATCTTCATTTTCTTTTCTATGTTGAGTTGCTGTATTAATATTATTTGGAATTATTGGTTCTTTAGATTGTATAGGTAATACTGGACCAAAAATATCATCTGATACAATATTGGTATTGGTACGATATGATTCAGTATTTAATCTTGTAAGAGTATCTCCGCTAATATGCCCAAGTTTATTTGTGTTTGTAATATTAGCCCTTTGAAGTTTATGTTTTATATTCTCTAAATTATTTACTTCAGAATCATTAAACCAACTACTAGATGTTATAGGAACCGTTGGTAAGTTTGGCGTAGCTCCTGCTACAATATTATTTGTAGTTACCGGTTGTGGGGCTTCAGAAATTTGATACACCCGCATAGGAGATTTTTTATTACTTGCAAATTTATTTAAATTAATATTATTATCAAATGCCCATTTAACTCCTTGTGAAATTTCTTTACCAATTTCTTCTTTGGTTCGTGTATCAAGATAATGGAAATTTGACCCCTCTTGTGGAGGACTTAAAACGGTCATATTTTGAGGCATTGGAGCGGGTAAGGCAAGTTGTGGTTTTTGTAAAGTAAATTGCTTAGTATTTCCATAACCTAACATATTAATCCTATTTTGAATCTCCAATTCTTCAGATTTAATAAGATTAATCTTTTTCCTTTCTAAGGCAAGTTTTGCTTCTAATTGTTTTTTCATTTTATTTTTAAACAATTTGATTCTATCTTCTGATTCTCGTATTTCTTTTACATTTGGACTACTGGATGCTCGTAACCTTGCATCTAATACATTATTTAATACTCGCTCTGTACCAGTTGGTGATGACATATACGCACCTAATCCTTCTGTCCATAGTGAAGTTAATGTATTACTTGTACGTATATTTAGTTTTCTTCTTTCTTGTGGAGATATATAATCACGAGGTTCAGCATGAGATGTCATAGAAGCTACATCAATAGCTTTTTGATGTTGTTCTTGATAATATCTATGTCTACCAATTTCTTTATATTTTGATATATCATTAACCACTTTAATACGAGGTTGATATGATGGTAAACTATTCATACCCGCTCCAACAGTATATGGAAATTGTATACTTTCATCTATAGGATATGTAGCTAATGAATCTAAAGATTTCATACCACTTCCAATAGCTGATTTAAATGGAATACTAAATTTTAATACTGAAGGATTCTCTTTTCGACTGTTTTTAATTTTATTTATCGCAACTTGTTTAAGTTCTTTTCTTCTTTTATCTTTATTTATCGCAACTTGTTTAAGTTCTTTTCTTCTTTTATCTTCAAAGCGTTGTAAGAGATTATAGAAAAAATCAGTATATGGAAATTGTATATTTTCATCTATAGGATGTGTAGCTAATGAATCTAAAGATTGCATACCATTTCCGATATCTGATTTAAATGGAATATTAAACTTTAATGCTGAAGGTACAGTATTATCATTGATAAGAGTGTCGCTTTCATTTGGATGTATAATTTTTTTCATCCGACCATCTTCATAAACATAAGATGCATTAGATGAATGGGTAGGTGGTGAAGGTGTGTCTACAAATCTACCCAATGATTTAGGGAATACACTACGATTCATATATTCTTGTAAATCTATTTTATTAAAATCTGCAAATCTTGCCTCTACACTTGATGGTCTTGGTATTTGAGCTAAAGGGGTTTGATTATTAGTCATAAAACCAAAATCAATATCAAAAGGACTCGTAAGATGTTTAACAAAATCAGATTCACCAATTTGTGTATTTTTATTTTGTGCAAATTTATGATTTACATATGATAGTGCAGAACCTTCTCCACTAAAATTAGCAAATTTAGATGTAGTATTTTGAGATAATTTACGTTCTTGTTTACGTTCTTGATTTAATAATTCATAATTTAAACCTTGTGGGTCATCTTCATATAATTTAGTTTTTTGTACGTGTGCATTTCGTAAATCACGCCCATACATTTTATTAAAAATTGGTTCCGGCTCATTTTGGTTTTGATTATTTTGGTTTTGATTATTTTGAGATAGTAATAATTGTCTTTGCTGTTCTTTTTGTTCAGCAACTACTAATGCCATAGACAAAGAGTTTAATCTATTTTCCTCTCTTCTTTGTCTTTCTCTTTCTTCAGCTCTTTTTTCACGAACGGTTTTTTCCTTATTATAAAAAGTATCTTCATCACTATTAGGTATTACAGTATGAGCTTCTGTTACTAATTCGTTATTATTTTGTGGGTTTAAAGACCCTTTTGCAGTACGATTTTGTTGAATAAGATTTTCTATACTACCATCGTTTACATTTGTATTGGTGTTGTTAGAACTAAGTTCCTCTCTTAATCCCGCTAGCCCCTCTCTTCCATTACGTTCTTCAATAATTCTTTGTCGAGCTTGGGATTCGATTCTATTTTTATCAGAAATATGAGCATTTATTCCTTTCTTAATAATATCTATAAGTTCTATTTCAGATTTTTTTATACCATTATATATACTGGTAGATATATTATCTATAGATGATGCTATACCTTCTTTAATACCAGAAGACATAGATTTAGAATCAATAGGATTAATATTATTACCTTTCGACTCTACAGACATACTAGCTTTACTTAATTCTTCCTGTAGATATTTTATATTAATTTTTGGTGTTATTGTAATGTGTTCAATTTCCTTGAGATTTTTAATATTTAAAACAACATTACTGTTTATATTTTCTATTTTCTTTTCAATATCATTTTTATCCGTATTTAGTATAACATTAGTTTTTAACTTCAAAGAATTAACTTGAGATTGAAAATCTTTTTCATTAATTTTGATTTTAGGTACTATTTCTAGCTTACCTATTTGTTTCTTAAGATTATTAATTTCCTCTTTATTAAAATTTATACCCACAGTAATATTTGTTTTATCAGAATTAGGTGTAATAACCATTTCTGCTTTTTGGTCATTATTTGTTGTATCTTCTCTTTTATTGATTTTATCTAAAGTAGTGGTTAATTTTTTAATTTTTTCATTAATATTATTTAAATATTTATTAGCAGTACTAATTTTTTCGCCAACTTTAGATATTGATGTTAATTTTGCTTCAATTTCTTTAAGATGACCATTACTAATACTTATATTATCTGTTATTGAAGTTGATATACCATTAATACCATCATTACAAGTTTTCATAAAGTCTGACATATTAGATACTATTTTAATAAGATTATCGTTGATATTTTTTACCCTATCATTTCGATTAGCTCTATCTTCGGCTTCATTTGTACCTGATGGTGGTTGATTTTTTGTATTTAAATTATTCTTATTAGAACCAATTGAAACTAAATCTTTTGATGATTCATATTTTTCACCAATAATCATACTAATTAATTCATCAGTAGGCTTGACATAATGTTTATTTTTATCTCTTTCTTCTATTGGTACATAAAACATTTCTTTTACAGCATGGCCTTTACTAATAGCATCATCCTTTGCCCACATTTTATCTTGAATAGTTTGTGGATATCCGTACTGACCATATCGTCTACGAGCTGCTTCCTGTAGTATTTGTTGTCTTTCTGCGTCATTTAAACTTATAGCACCTTCTTGAAATGCTGCTGGATTTTTCATTGCATTCCAAGTGTCTTTAATTGATAAAACTTCATTTTTAATTTTACTTGTCCAACTTTCCCCTTCTCTGAAACGTCTAACTAATGACGCTATACTAGGACCTAATACGTTAAATAAAGCCATAGCACCAGCACTAACACCTACTAATAATCCACCAGCTCCTAATACGCCTAAAATATCATTTAAATATGGTATACTACCTATTCCACTAACAATACCTTTAACTACTTGGAATATAGGATTTACAACAGCTAGTATTTTAGAACCAACATTAACAACAAAATTTTCACCAGCAGCTGTTATTTCATTCCACAATTCTTTAGTTGATGTTAAAATGGTATTCATTTCATTTTCAACATCAGCACCTTTTTCTATTTGTTCTTGATATTTTTCAACTTCAGATGGGTCAATTTTCATTAATTGGTTTGCCATTTTTTGTCCTGCAAACTTAGACCAAAATGATAATTGCTCTTGTCTAGACATACCCAATGTTTGCATTCTCTCATCAATGATTTGCTTTAATTCAGATATGTTTCGCATTTGATTACCACCAGCTTTCCAAAAATCATCTGGTGTTATACCAATACTTTCTAAAGCATTTTTACCAGTAGAAGTAATATCTCTAGTCATAAAATTACGTAATGCAGTACCCGCTAACGAACCTTTAGTACCTCTAGCTCCCATAGCTGATATGGTAGCTAATAAATTATCTGTATCCATATGAGATGCCGCAGCTGAACCTCCTGAATATTGTAATGATTCTATTACATCATTAACATCAATTGGAGCAACTTGAGATGCGGTAAGAAGTTTAGTGTTCATTTCTTTAACTTGAGTTATATATTCAGGTGAATTCATATCAACATTAGTTTGGCTTAATAAGTTAGTTGTTGTAATTAAATCTTCTAATGCTGTATTGAGGTCTATACCTTCAAGTTTTGCCATTTTAAATCCTTCTTCCAATACTCCTGATTGAGTAGCTGCATTATTAATACCAGCACGACCTAAAGTAATTAAACCATTAGTAACATTATCAAGTGACATACCGTATTTAACAGATAATTGTTGAGCAGAATTTCCTAATTGAGCAACTTCCGCAGCACTTTGTCCAGAAATAGCCTGTACTTGTGCCATTTTAGCTTCATATTCTCCGGCAGCATTAACTGCTTGCCCAAAAGCCATAACTGAAATTGTTCCAATAGCTAACGCTGCTGATTGCGTTAAACTCATCGCATCTGATAATCCTCTACCTACAGAACCTGCTACAGCTGTTAATGAATTTAGCCCAGATTGAACAGCTAATAATGTTCCTCCCATTTGATTTGTACTTCTAAAAGCAAAATTAATAATTTGGTCACTTGTTGACATTGCATATGGCATTTTTTAAACCTCTTTAAAATTAAATAAATATCTATTTTTTGTTGTATATAAATAATAAAATTTTTAAAAAAAAAGCCAAGCAACTACTAATTGCTTGGCTTTAATATTTACAAAAAGAACATAGGTCCTCGTTCGCCAGATAATTCAAATTCATACTCCATTCCTGCTATAAGGAATATTTTTTGCTCTGGTGTTAATAAACCTCGAAGTTCCAATTCTCGAATTTGACCCGGAGTTTTTCCTAATATTCTACATAAGAAATAATCCATTTGAAATTCGCTATCTTCCCTTACTTTTTTCTAAAATCTTCATATAATACAGTATCATCAACATTGCTTAATACATCACTAATTTTTGTAACCAATTCTCTCATTAATGCAGTATCAACACGCTTCCAATCAGTTGCGGTCATTTTAGGCTCAACAACTGCTTTTTCTAATAATCTAAAATTATATTCATTTGATTCTTCTAATTCTTCAGCAGTCATATTTTCTAAACTTTTAACAGCTAATGAACGGTCGAGAATATCAGAATTATCAGCTTCAGATAATCTTCTAACTTTAAAAATCATTATTTCATCATCATTAATAGGTATAGGTATATCTATTAATTTACCAGTTCTTGAAAATAATGCAGATTTTGTTGCCGCAACTGATTTATATTCATCTAAACGTTTTTGTTTTCTTTGTTTAGATTTTTTATCTACTTCGTCTTGCATTTGCTTAAGTATTTCATCCGCAGTTGCATTAGTATTTATTTGTTCATCCGCAGTTGCTACATCATCGAAAATATCTTTATTTTCATCTTCGCTTTTTTCATTAAGATTTGATTTATCAAATATTTTATCTACCATTTTTTAACCTCGAAATTAATCGTTAATATAATATTTAATTATGTACTATATAAATAAAAAAAATTTTTATAAAAAAAATATAAGGAGAATAAAATCTCCTTCTTAACTATTACTAGATAAGTTACAAGCAGCAGCTACAGCAGCGTTGATTTCATCGAAATCTAAACTTCTACTTCCTGCTTGACCTTGAATATCTTCCATAACAACATCTTGACCATTAATAGGCCCAATGTTATCTTGAGAAAGTCTACATTTATTTAATGTCATTAATTTTTGGTCTGTATCAGGGTCTGCATTAAATAAAATCATAGTAAATTCACAATCGTATTCATACATTTTTGCTAAGATAGCATCTGAAAATGCTCTTTTACAAGTGAATTCAATTTTCTTACGACCTGCTCTTATACTTAATGGTTCTTTTGAATCACTAACATAATATGGATTTAAATCTCTAGTTGCGTTAACAGTAATTTCTTGTACTCTAAATTGTTTAGAACCAATTACTATATATCCTGTTTCAAAATATACTGGGTTAGCCATTTTCTATTCCTCCTTATTGTACGATTACACTTGCTTCAATTTGTCTTAAAGCATATACTGGAGTAATCTTAAGATTAACATATATTTTACCAACTTTTTGACCTGCTCTAGGGGTTACGATAACACTAACATCATAAGCTTTAATACTATCTGATTCAACATCAACTAAAGTTTGGTCAAATGTTTGCATATCATTTAATTTTACTTTAATAGCTTCTTCAAGAGATGCTTTTAATGAGCTAACTAAATTTTTACCTTGATATGAATAACATACATCGTATGTTTGGTCAAGAGCATATTTAACGATATTTACTACAGATTCTTCTGTACCATAATCGTTACCAGTTTGCATTGTAGTAACACCTTCTCTAAAAGTGACGGTGTCATATTCTTTCTTCAAAGTTACAACTCCGCCTTCATTTAATGCCACATATGTATCTGGTTCGAAAGGAACAGTAGTTTCTCCTTTTAATAATGGAGCAACATCATATAAAGGTTTATTTTCATTTTCATCATATGAATAGCTATATAAAACCTTTTCTGTATCTCCACCAAACATAGAAATACCATAAGATAATTTACTTCTTAATCCAGCCCAATACATCGGCATTTTATATGCAGGGATATAATTACCATCATAATCATAAGCACCTTGTCCAATATATATAATATATTGACTATCACATAATAATGCTCTACTTAATAAACCTTCAATGCTAGGATTTAAGTTTTCATCAACAGTTGATATATCTGCATCATTAGCGCCAATAACAGCATATCTCCATCTACATACATCATCAGTACTCATTTTTGCTGAATGATATATGTAAGCATTTTGAATATCTGATTCTGGTCTTATACAAAATACACCAGCTACTCTGATGTTATCAAATAATTCTAAAGCATTAGTATGAGCTTGTAAAGCATAATAAGGTTCAGTATTATTAGGTATACAATCATTAACAGTATCATATATACCATCTGTTCCAGCAAAAGTAGCTGCTGGTTCTAAGATATCAATAATTTTATTACCATCTTTAGTAATAGATGTAATTTGACCTTTTTGAGTTGGTTCTCCGTCAGGATTGGTTTTACCTGTCATTAATCTATCAAAAATTTTACCACTTTCAGTTAATGTAGCAGTAAGTGTGTAAGATTTTTTATTAATTGTATCAACTAATTTTTGTAATGTTTTAGCACCTTGTATATTAATGGTGACAAAATTATCGGTTGATATTTTGATAGAGTATCCACCACGAGGATATGTAGTAAATGTTACTGTTGTTTTATTACTACCCGGATTATTATTTTCTAATTTTATAATTGTTTCTGCTGTCTTACTTACAGCTGTAGATTCCGCACCATCTTCCATTACCATTGAATAGTCCATTTTAGCTTGTAAATCTAAACTTCCTTTAGTAATTTTACGAGTTTCATCTTCAATACCAGCACGAATAACCATTAATCCACGACCACCATTGTCAAAGAATGGGTCTAAGTTAACACCAAATAATTGTTTAGCATGTTCTTTACTTTCCACAAAAGTTGGAGTATTAACAGGACCTCTTGTAGACTCTACAATAGTTCCCCATAAATAGGTATGGTCTGGTTTATCGTATGCTTTATCGCTACTAGTTTTTATTCTAATATAAGGAATTCCTTTTACCATATTTTCATCTTCTTAGTATTTTATTATATAATTCTACTAACTCTGATTTAGTTATTAAATCATCATATTTTATATTTTTTAATTTTGAAATTGTATCAAAGTCAAATCTATGTATACCTATTTCATCAGCTAATTTTTTAGCTGGATATTTAGGTTCATTAGTAGTTTTAACTTTTTCTACTTTCTTAACTTCTTCTTGTTTTTTGATAGTAGGAGAAGTAGTATTAATTTCATTATCTTTATTTTCTTCTTTTTTTTGTCTAGCCATCTTTAGCACCTATATTTATATTATCAACTAAAGGACCATCTTTACGAGGTCTATCTAATCCATATATAATATCTATTTCTATAATAATTCTTTCTACTTCATTATTTTCTAATGCACTTAAATTTTGTGTATTTGAAATTCTTAAAGAAAATATTCCACGACGATATAAGCTGTCATGATTATTAAAGAATCTTCCACCATATATACATAATACTTTTAACTTTGTAATATCTAAGTCAGTTTTGACATATAAACCATCATTACTAATAAACCATGAATTTTCAACTAACTCATCTATATTAGATACTGATTTTAACATAATTCCATCAATACTTAACCAACCAATATTAAAATTTTCTTTATCATATATAGTATTTTTATAATAATCACCAATTTGAACAAAATCTGGTGTATAATCGTATAAAATTGCCTCAACATCTGTAAAATCTTTTATACGAGTTTCAATCTCTCTACAGATTTTATTTAATTGAGGTATATTGGTAGAAAAAATATCAATTTGAAATTTACCTTTATAAATATCCTTAAAGTTTCTCCATGCACTACATAATTTAGATTCCAACATAGTTCTTTCTTGATTATCAATAAATGGAGATATTCTAATTTCTGGATATATACTTTTACCATCTTTAAATAGATAATTTGGAACCTTTGTACCATCATCTAAAATAGTAAAAAACCCTTCTGGAGTTTCATCTCCAATAATTTCACGAACTGAATAAATTACTTCATTTCTTGTTTTCATTTTAAAAACTCTTTGGATATGTTGTAGGCATACTATATTGACTACCATATGTTGGTGTAGTATATGTTGAGCCGGGACCTAAATCTGAATCGTATGTTTCAAAATCGCCAACTCTTACAGTTTTGCTTTTATTTGGTGGTATCGCAGATAAAACATTAGCATATACACTTCGTAAAGCAATCATTTTTTGGACTTCTAACATAGTATCTCGACTTAATTCTTGACGATATTTTTCTGCTGCCTTATATACAGCAGGTCTAATATAATTATAAGGACCAACTCTTGTACCATGTGCATTATAACCAAATTCTAAATGAGCAGGATATGGTTGGCCATTTGCAGGATTTATCGCACTATTACCTAATACTAAATATCCTTTATCATTAATTTGACCAAAAAATTTATTATACATATCATCACTTTCACCATATGGATTACCAGAACTACGTAAACCAACTTTGGTAAAGTTTTGCTGTGCTTCGTCTATAAATACCTTAGTAGCACTAGCTGCGGCTTTAGCTTTAACATTATTAGTTTTAGAGTTACAAGTATTACTTATAACATCATCTATAATAAATAAAGCACTCCAAGTATCTATTGGGTAAAAACTCATATGTACATTACCTTGTGGACTAAATAAAGATGGGTATTTTGATTTAATAGAACTAAATCCATTTTTACTTACCATATTTTTTATCCTCCACAAAACCCATTTTATAATGGTGCTTATCATTTCGTAAAAATAAATTTGGATTAAATTCTGTTATTTTTAAAATAACAATTTCATAATCACGAATAATTTTTACACGATAGCTTGATAAATTATCTGTTTCGATATTAAATTTTTTTGGATTAAAATATCCAACGTATTGTATTGCGCTTTCTTCACCGGAATTATCAATATTAGATATTTGTTTAAGTTGAATCACACCCTCTAAAGTTATTAAATCTTTCCATTCAGATTCAATATTACCAACTTCATCTTTAGTAATAATATTACCAACTTCATCTTTTAATATATTATTAGTATTATCTACTATATAATCTACCTTTTTTTGTAAAATATATTTTTCAGTTGGTCTTTTAATAATTTTATTGAGGGCCGTAATATCCATATTTCTCCCGTGCGCTTCCTCTTCCAAAAGCTTTAAAGCCATGAAATCCTTCAGTATCTGCTATTAAATCATTAAGTGCATCATCATACATATCACACCAAGTATCTGCTGATTTAGTAAATGAAGTATCAAATGTTTCACTTACATCACCAACTTCATATTCCTTAGGACTGATAATAGCTGTTGGATTTGTTTTAAACAATTGACAAGCTATACCTAAATATACAACTTCTTTAAAAGTAGCACTATTTACATCAGCTTTATCACCTAATTTATCCTTTACTAAATTTGTATAGTGGTCTAATAAAAACTCAATTTGATTATCAGGTATTAATTCATCATCAAGATTAAATAATCTTCTGATATAATCAACAGTTGAATAATCAGTTGAATAAGTTTTTAAAATAGCTAAATAAGAATTATATAATATACACCAATCTAAGATATATCTTATTCCATCATCTGTTAATTTTATATTAGTTAAATCAATATGTTGTATGAAATAATTATATTCAATGTCATTAATATTGTTAATAGATATTTGCATATTACTTAAATTACAAGCTATACCTAAAATAAGTGTTTGTTGAAATACTGTTAATTTACTATCTATCAAAGGATTTTCTGGTATAGTATTGTCTTTAACTATTTCAGTACTAATACCTTCTTTTTCCATTGTTGTATCTAAATTCATCATTTCAACTAAATACTCATAATAATGTTTTATTAGATAACTAATAGTTGTATCTAATAAAGTATCAGGTAGTTGTAATGTTTGTCGTATATATGCTATATCTATCATCATTATTCAACCATTAAGAACTTATCTTTATAAAGGTCATTTAGTTGACTTGTTGTTTTAACATCTGGGTCAACACCAAATTGAGAAGGCAATTCTTTTTCTTCATTAATTCTAGCTTCTCTTTCAGCTTCAGTTTCAACAAAACCTAATTGATATAATTGTTTAAATTGTTCAGGAGTTACTTCAACTATTTCGTCTTTTTTAACACTAAAGACTTGTGGTAATCCCTCAATTAAATCTTCTATCACAGATTGTTGAACTCCGTTTACTAATTGAACACTAGTTTTCTTTAATAAAACTACCTTTTCCATTGCCGCACTATTTAAAGGATTAAATGTGATTTTAATTGTTTTTTGACTTGAATCTTTTGTTTTCTTTGTTGCCATTTTACTTACCTCGACTTAATTAATTATTTATTCACTCTTAATTCTTAGTTACTTTAATATTTAATGTTTCTGCACTACTATCTACAACTAAATTATCAATGCTAGTAGGAGCTGTATATCCTGTTGCGTTTGTTAAATCAAGAGTTACTTTATATGTTCCATATTTTACAGAACTGATAGTTGCTCCACCAGATGAACCTGTTCCACTATTGCTTGTAGCGAATTTATTACTGCTATTATTTGTATCAGTTAATGTAATTACAGCATTTGCTACTCCAGAGTTGGTACCATCTAATACGCTTATAGATACTGTTCCAGTCTTAATTTGCATTGTAACGTTAATTGTTTCATCACCTGAAATTGTTACACTTTTAGTTACAGTATCATAATTAGTTTTTGTAACAGTATAAGTATAACTGCCATCAACGACATTACTTAATGTTACACTACCATTAGTAGTAGTTCCATTATAAGTATTCTCGTTATTAGATAATTGCACAGTTGCTCCATTTACGGAACTTGCGCCATCAGTAACGTTAAACTTGATGGCTCGCTCGACAGAGTTATCAGGGATTTGGGTAGCCAGTTAATGGGTCCCAACCTTCAGGGAAAGTTCGTTTTTCATCTGTACGAGTAATTTCAATTTTTGCAATTGCGTCTGGTCTAAGCACAGCTGGTTTTTCATATAAAGTTAAATCTAAAGCATCTTCACGAGTTTCAGGTATTCTGTAACTTTCAGTATTCATAGTTCCATTTTGAACTAACCATATTGGGTCTTCAGCTGTGTTTATTAAATAAACATTATCTCCTACTTCAGGTATTTTTATAATACTCATACCATCTACTTCTAATCCAATATTACCAGTAGTTACGACACCAGCAATTCCAGAATTAGAGTAGGTTTTAAAGTTAGGGTCTTTAATTAAATCAGCATAGCTTCTTGCGCTCATTAATATAACATTTGGTTCCATTCCGTAAGGATTTTCTTCCATAATAGTTTTAGTATCTACTATATCATCAAATGTTAATACTTTATTTGCTGATTGTACGGTTAATCCAGCACCAGCTAATAATACATTAGCGATATCTGTATTTTCCTTTTTAGCCATTCTTTCAACAGCTCTTTGAGCTTCTTTTTGGAAATAGTTTTGGTCAAACTTCATCATTTTTTGAGCTTCATCAGTCATTCTAATACCAGTACCGTTTTGTCTTAAGTTAATGTTAATATTATCATAGACATCGTGTGCTTTAGGTATTTCAGAACCTTCAACTACTTCTACAGCAATACCAGTAGACCATCGTCTTGGTAATACTACTGCAAAACTATCTGTCGGAAATATTCTAACAAATTGTCTGAAATCTGATATTTGTTCCATATATTCTATAATATCTGTACTAAGCTCTGGGTCCCATGCATTATCATTCATCTTTACAGAGCCGTTAGCAAATTCAGCTAAATCTTTTGCCATTTTATCATCTCACCTATTGCGCTCCTATGTAAGCGTAAATTATATTATTTGAACTTGGGTTACTATATGCAGTTCCAACTTTTTTGGTTGCATCAGTAGTTTTTGTAAATGAACCATCAGCTCCAAGAGTAATCATATCTCCTTCTTTGATAGTTGCATCACCCATTACATGAATTAAGCAATTTCTTGCCATTGTAAAGTATTTACCTTTTGGTATTGTATAGTTACCATCAAAATAAGGTACTTTACTTGTTAAATTAGTTTCTGCTTCACCGGATACTGCAAATATTATTCCACCAAATGCAGCAGGGTCTGTAGCTGCAGATGAAACCTTAGCTCCATCTTCTGTTATATATACAGCTTTACCTACTTTTTCGATAGAAGATGTAGTACCATATTTTTTAATAGCATCTACGATTTCTTCTCCAGCTTTAACAGTAAATTGGTCACCACTTGTATCCATTTAAATCACCTATTGTTTGTTAAAGAATTTTTCTATATGAAACTTCTTTGTATCGTCTTTTTCTAAAACATCTTGTTGGTCATCTTTAAATTGACCAATTTGTGGTGTTTTTTCATCTAACTCTTTTAACATACCTAAGGTACTGTCAATAAAAGTTTCATCAGCATTTTCAACATCAATTGTATCTGCTACATTAAGTTTTTCTGCGATAGTATAAATTTCATCTACTTTAGCATCAAGTTCTGCTTGTTTTTGTTCTTCAACAGCTTGATGGAATTGTTCTAATTCTGCATTAGCTTCTTTTAATTCTTTTTCGAATTGATTTCTTTCCGCAGTTAATCTTGTAATAGCACTAAGTTTGTCTTCTTTAAAAGCTTCAAACTCTTTAGTTTTATTTTCAAGTTCTTTTTCAAACTTCTCGGTTACATCTTTAACTTCTTGTTCCTTATCGGAAACAGTTTGTTGTAACTCTTCGATAGTTTTTTCAGTCATAAAATCACTTTTTTTATCCTTAAATTCTTTTTTAAATTTTTCAATACTGAAATCCGCACTAACTGTTGCATCTCTATCTTCACCTGCATACACTAGTGATAATTCTGGTATTTCAATATTTCTCATTAAAATATGAGTGTCATTTTCGTCACCAAACCAATGTGAACATTCTCCAAAAGGTTTTCCACAGGTTGAACAATAAGCATCAAAATTAAATCCAATTGATACTGAATCAATATAGCCCATTTTAATTTTACGAATAAGTTCAGTTTCCTCTGGGTCAATTTTAGCTGTATATTGTACAGCCTTAGTATCAGTTTCAGGGTCAGTTATAGTTTTACCAGTTTTAACTAATCCAATAATATCATCAACTGAATGACTATGGTCCTTCATTAGTTTAGCTTTTGTAATTGATTTAGAACATTTGCTTATTTGAGATGGTTCTATTTCAAAGATTTTTCTATATCTTCCTTCATGAATAGCCAATCCACTAAGCATAGGTTCGCTATCATCGTCATTGACAGAAAAAGTGTTATTTATTTTAAATTCATTTTCTTCCATTATGTCACCTTCACAATGATATAAAAATAGATAAGAATTTTAGGGTATATAAAGAAATGAATTTTTTTAAAAAAATAGAAAAAAATAAAATTATGGTTTTTTATAAAAGGTATATCCTCCGCATCTATATTTACGTGTTTTTGGATATCCTCTTTGTTTTAAGTGATAAGTAATACTACGACCATTTACGTTTAAATTATTCGTTTTATATTTATCAATAATAACATTAGCGATTTCATTACTCGTAGCTTGTCCTTTATCATCTAATATTTCTTCTGCAACATTATATAGTTTTTTATATGAATTAATTGATTTTTTATTATTCAAGTAAAGCATCCCATGTGTTATGATTATGTTTTGTTATATTTTTACTACCACATTTTGAACATTTATTTAATTCAATGTTTGTTAATAACTGTTCGCCACAATCTTCACATATATATAAAAATACTTCCCCATTAGTAATTACTTCTTCCATTATGAACCCCCTTGTTTTTTCTGACTTTGTTTATCTTTTGTATCTCCTTTTCCAGATTTATTTACAGGAACATTATCATTACTTTTTGCATCTGGTGAGGTAGTGGCATTATTTTTATTAATATTACTTTCAACAACATCTCTTAAAGATGAGTCAACAAATTCTATATCATCAACACTTAATGATTTACCTCTAAATCCTAATTGCGCTCTAGCTTCATCTCTAGATATTAAACCATATTTAATTGCCGGAAATATCCATGAAGCAGCATCTGAATTTGCTTCGGCACTTAATACAGGAAATACAAGATAAATATTAAGATAATCATCTCCAAGTACTTTACCTTGACTTTCTAAAAACGGTTTATAAAATTGTTCAATTAAAGCATCTGATACAATTAATTGATAATTTTGTAAATCAGATAAATATTGAGCAACTTGAACTTTAATAGCGGATAAATTATCAGCCTTACCACCAATAAGTTGGAATGGAACACTTAATATACCTAATGACTCTTTTAATTCTTGTAATATTTCTGGTAAGTTATATTGACCATCAGCAGACCCAATAACGTCTGTAGTTATTCTAGCATCGGTTAATACATCATTAGAGTATTCATATTGATTTTGAATAGACTGAACAATATCATTTAGTTCTTGGTCTGATAATTCTTGGTCCTCTTCTGATTCGACTAACCAATGAATAATGGGTATAGCAAACTTATCAACAATTTCTGCAACATTTAATTCAGTATTTAATAATAAATGTAATGTTTGAACTAAACTGCCTAATAATGAACGCCCATATACAGTATCTAATTTTCTATCATAAGCAAAACATAAGATATCTTCTGCTGGGATATCTACATCTTCTTTTCCAGCGTTATAAGTCCAAGATTGAATAGTACCGTCTTTAACTACTGGTTTAATATATTGTGGATGTATATTAAAGATATTAACTGGTCTATCTTCTTCTTTTTCTCCAATATAAGTAAATACGGTTCCATATAACAACATATATAAAAATATTTCTTTTAACTGACTGCGTCTAAAATTTGCATGATATTGTGAACATAATAGCTCTAAATCATCCATACGATTACCATCTGTATCAAAAATCTGTACACTATACATATCTGGGACACAGTTTGCCGCTATTTTATTTAATAATCTATTTAATATTGTACTTTCATATAATCCATCAATTAAATCATAATCAAGGTCTTCTGAACCATATATATCATTATATGATACAAAACTTTGGTCATAATTTTCTTGAGTCAATCTTTGAACATCTTTAGCAAATTTTGCTACATACGTCTTCTTTGGGATGTTCGTATTCTTTTTGAGCTGTTCACTACTTTTCTTTTCTGTTGTTTGGTTCCTATTGGATGCCATAAACTATCACCGTTAATTTGAGGTCTACCTATTTTAAAACCTGTATCCATTACAAAAGGTTTTCTTTTAAAATTTAATGGAAAATTTAAATTATAATTACATAAGTTAAAAGCGTCTACAAAATCATCTGATACTGTTTTAAGATAAACAATATTTCCACTTTCTGTTTTTTCTCTTTTATATCCTTGCATTTCTTTAATAAGTTTTTTATTATGAATAAATACATTATTTCCTTCTTCTAATGCTAGCACAGACGCTTCTACTAATGATTTTTTACTTTCTTTAGAAAATTTAAATTCTTCTAATTCATAAGGAGTTCTTCCTTCTATTAATTCTGAAAACGCGACACCGACTCCTGTTGCGTCAAATATTAATCTTCGAAAATTCGGAAATTTTTTAGGTAATATTTTAATTAAATAATCTGCTATTATTTGATATTTAGTTCCTAGTGGAAATGTTTTATAATATTTTGTTTGTAAAGTATTTTGAGGAGTAACTTCGGCAATAATTAAAACAGAATTATTTCTTTGTCTACCGATATCAATTCCACCTACGCATAACTTAGTACTATAAAATCCATCAACATCATCAAGTAGTTTAGCTTCTTGTATTAAATCATCACTATATACAACACTTAAATCATCTAAAAATTCTAAACAATATTCTTGTCTAAATTCTAAAACATCAATAATAGCTAAATCCTGTCTTAATTCTTCTATAGTAATACGTGGTGTTCCAGATTTAGTAATTTGGTCATCATCATTCATAAAAGCAGTTGGTTTTTTAAATACCGTAAACAATCCATTACCATCATTTTCGATTAATTCATCATCTTGATAAATTTTATTTGAGTTATAAATAGATTCAAAGAAAAATCCTCGTTTACTTCTAGGTGTTCCTGCTAAAATTAATTCAGAACGACCATGTTGTCCACGAACAATTGGTAAAATTTTACCAAAAAGTTGGTCTGATACATCTTGAGCTTCATCAATAATAAGTAAATTTACACCAGAACCAATAACACTTGAAGTATTTTCTTTACCACCAGCTGTTCTAAAATCAATTTTAGACTTATTTGTAAATTCTTTAGTAAAAACATTGTCAGTTTTTAATAAATCTAAAACCAAAGATGACCTAGATATCATATCAGATACAGTATCTGCCAAATCTCTTGATTGTTGTTGAGTTGGTGATAATATATAAATTTTATAATATGAATTAAAAAAGCATTTCCAAATAGAATACATAGCAACAGTTAAAGATTTACCCATACGACGACCGAGAAAAAAAACTTTCATAGCATCTTCATCTCGAAGCATCAATTTTTGATGGTCTTCTAGCTGATATAATTTTCCTTCTTCATTGAACAACATATGTTCGGCAAAATATACTGGGTCCTTAAAACACTTTCTTAAAAAATCTACAGAATCTCTTTCACTAACCAAAATAAATACTCCAGAATTAAATATTACTATTTATGTAATAAGTATTATTTATAGTTGTGAATTTTTTAATAAAATAATAACATTTATAAGTGATGATATGCAATATTAATATGTGTGTCACTTTTGGCACACTATATTTTAAACCTGTTAAATAATAAGTAGGTGTGTCTAAAGGTGCTACCATCGAAAGATGTCAACAAATGTTGAAATTTAGGCACACCTAAAAATTTTTGTCGAGGTGTAATAATGGAAGATTACGAAAAAGAATTTATGGCTTACTGTTTAGGTGCAATAGATAAGCGATGGGCATTTGCTATTTGGGACGATTTCGAAACCAAAGATGCAGAAATGAAAAAAGATAGTTTTTATAAACCAGAAGATTATGATGATTACTTATCAGATTTACTTGGTGAGGTTGACTATATGTATGACTGGATGGATTCAGCTGGATTGGGTCCACAATATGAACTTGTTGGGACTGAAGTTCATAATAGTATAGTTAAGGCTTATAGAAACAGTAAAAATAAAGATGAATTTTATATAAATTTATAAAGGTGATAGTTTGAATGATAACGAACAAGTTTTTGCGCAGGAATGTATTCAAGTAATTGATGATTCATGGGCTGAAACTATTTATGAAGACTTTAAAAGAGGCGATGAAGCTTCAAATGGTGATAAAGATGTCATCATAAGCGAAGTTTTTGGATATGATTATATGTATGATTGGATGGATTCAGCAGGTATGGGACCAAGATACGAGTTTGATGATGTTCAAGATATTATTGAAGAAGCTTTATATCAAATGTATATAGATAGTAAAAATTGCGATGATTTTAAAGATAAACTAACTCAAAGACAAGAATTAAGTGATTAAATGCTTCAAAAATTTGTAACAGGTAGTAATTTAGACTTAAATCCAACAATTTACGAAGGTCATTTTACTTTAAAAATGTTTCGAGCAACAATTAATAAATTTTTAAATGGAAAAGGTAATTTAACCAATGTAACAGATTTTTATGCTTGTTTATTAATGGTTGGATTGGGCGATATTTATGACGATTTTACTATTTCTGATGATATCAGTATGCAATCTTCTTGCAAAAAATGCTATTTAGAGCGCAAAATTCCTGAAAATTACTCATTTTTAATAGACCAATGGGAAGAAAATGGCAATTTTTGCGAAATTACACCTGAAGACTTGATTTTTCAACTATCTTATAATAAAAAATTAAAATTTGATTATGTAAGTGCAATTGATTGCTTAAAGCTTCAACCTGACGCTATTTTCTCTATTTTTGAGCAAATTTTCACAAAAAAGAGTGATTTTTTCCGAATTTTACCAGATAAAGACGAAAATATCGTAATTCCAGCACCTAGTAACCGAATTTCAGGTATGGATTTCCCTGTTTTAGTGTCCCATTGGCCGGCTGAATTAAAGATTTCAATCAAGGATTTCGGTATTTTTGTGGTAAATGAAGATAATGAAGTGGTTGATATCGTCTGTTTGGGCAACTTTCCTGTCTATACAGAAGCATTAAATCAACGAAAAAACTTTTTTTGGAGAGGTGGAAAGGAACAACCTTACCTAATTTGCTCAAATTACAAAGAACTGGGACAGGCAATGACGGAATTAGGTGAAAATTTAATGGTTAGACCATTGGGTGAAACATTTGTTCGGTCAGCTTGGTTTATGTGGGGACCTGATAGTATTTTTGCAGCAAAAGCTATGAATTTCACAATTTACGGACCAGATAAAGGAAAATCTGGCTCAACTGGGATAAAAACTACTGGAAAAGGATATAATTGGTTCCGAATTAGAGATAGTGTCCCAGTTGGCGGCTGTGATAAAGAAAGTTGTGTATTCTCAAGGGAAGATATTTTGACTATTTACAAACTAATTAATGGGACAGTTTAAAAGCTAATGTATTTATATAGGTGATAATTTGCGAATTGATGAACTTAAACGTCTATATGTGGACGAAGAAATGAGTTTAAGGGAGATTGAAATGGAAACTGGGACACCCAAATCGACTTTATCTCGAATTTTGCGACAATATAAGATTGAAAGACCTAATGTGACGCAAAATACAAAAAAACATAAATTACTGGTAGACCAAGTAAATCATTTATTCCAAGAGGGTAATGATATTGATTTTATCAGCACAAAACTTCAAATATCCGAACAAACAGTCATTTTTTGTTTAAAAGAGCTAGGATATTTGGAAAAAACTAATTTTCATGCTCTAAGATATTATTAATTTTGTATGTACATAATGTACATACAATTTTTTTATTTATTTTTCAAACTGGGACACTAAAAGTGGGACAACTTATTCGCTAATGTACGAATTAGTTTTCGCCGTAAATAATGGGACACTTTGAAAATCGACGAAATCATGAGATAACCCCATGACGACCATCGCAAACTCGATGCTACGTGCTTATTTTCGGGGGGGGCGATTTTTTTTGGCTTTTTTTTTAAAAATAAACTATTTATGTGCTTTATTTTGCTATTAATTGCATATTTATTCTTTATTTGTTGTTTTATTACATAATATTAATTAATATTCAATATAACATACATATATAATAGTATACATAATATAACACATATATAGTAGTATATACATACATACAGTACTATATAGCCATATATAGCCTATATAAAGCCCATATATACACTTTATATAATCGATACCTTTATATACTATTAAAACAAATACTATATTGTACAAGTTTAAGCTTGTATAAAAAAAAATCAGAGGTAATAAAATGGTTGAAATAACATATAATCAAATCAATGGTACTTACTATGTGGATAACATAGTGGGAGCAGGTAAAACTAAAATAGACGCATTATGGAGTGCATATCGCACTTCAAAAGAGTGCAGACTAATCCTTAAAGGATTAGGAGTTATTAAACCTATGGAGGAAGTTGAATATCTGCTAGAAATAGCAGAATTAGCTTCCAAGCATGATTTTGAATAGATAAGCCGAAAAGGAGGTAATAAAATGGTTAAGGATTACAAAAATTAATTTTATTTTCTTTTTTTCTTTTTTATTTTTAAAGTCTGGTACAACTTGAATGAGTTGTACGAGCCTTTAAAAGGCTCTGGTGATTTAAATGCTAAGAAATGAAAATATTTATGGAAATCCCGTTGATTTCCAAGACTATAATGGGTACTCCAATTGGAGTACTTGGGTATTTTGCCTTAATTTATGTAATAATGAGGCAAATTACACTTTTATACAAAATAATATCAAAGTGTTAAAATTTATGGTTTTAACACATGATATGACCTTTTTTGACCGTATTAACAACAATTGCGAAATTGTTGATAATTATATAATTAAGCAAGTAAGCATTAAGGAAGTTTATGACTTCCTTATTGAAATAGAAGACCAATAAGGTCTTCTACAACCCTTTGGGGTTGTAGAAGCTCTTAAAAAGCTTCAAATAAAAAAAAGGAAGTGATATTTTGCCTAAGGGCAAATATAACATAGAAACTTTGGAAAAACAAAGTTTTGAGCTTGGGATATATCGTAAGATTGTTCCAAAAAATAAAAAAAACATATTTGTTCATGATTTTATAAATCATGAACAAGTAGAATTTATCAAAACAGGGGCAGGAGATGTCCCTGTTGAGTGGCTAGAACCACGAAGTCTAGTCATTATGGAAATACTCGGCTATTATGACGGTGTTTCCGTAAAAGTTCGCAAATCTAGATTATATAGCTTTATGAAACACTTTTTATTAGAAGACTTCATAAAAAAAGGTAATCTAAAATTGGCTAATACCGTGTATTGGACTAATTTTGAGTCCAGTACTCGTTGTAGCTCCAAGAAACTTGGTCTTTGTGAAATCGCAGACCACTGCTATTCTTGTAAGGCAGAAAACACCCGTCATAAAGGTGAAAACTGTCATACAAGACAGGGCTTAAAGATTGACATATTAAACGCCTTTATGTTCGTTTGGTATGTCAATGGAATGAGTAATAAGAGTAAATACTCTTGTAGCTTATTCCGTTTCTGCGTAGACGGAGATGTACGAGGTATAAGCGACATTAGCTTTGCAGAAAGCGTCGCTTTTGGATTATTGCAAGTATTAGGCATAAATACTTACATATACACCCATAGAACTGATTTAAAGCTCTCTTGGGAATTATGTGAGTATTTAGTTATCAATATTTCTACTGATAAAGTAGAAATAAGAGGTACTAATAGATTTTTAGCTATAAAAGACATCTCAAAAGCTCCGAAAGGTGCATTAGTGTGTCCTTGTAGCTATAAAAGTGAAAAAAATGTCGTATGTGGCGTAGATTGTTTATTATGTTCCGTAAAACATAATAAAACCACATATGAACTTTTATCATAGAAGTGATTTTATGAAAGTATATAATTTATTTTATCTTTTTCTTTCTTTTTTGAAAGGAGATGATAAACAAGACTTAATATGTAGTGAAAAAGAGCTAAATAATGCTCTTAGAAGCTACTACAAGACCAAATAGGTCTTGTACAACCCCTAATGGGGTTGTACAAGCTCTATAAGAGCTTGAGGAGTAAAAAAAATGAATAAAATAACAAAAATAGACTATCAGGAAGCAGGAGAAGAAATTGATGATGTTATTAATGAAATAATAACATTTAAAAAGGGTAAAAACCATAGAGGACTTCTAGAAGCCTTTATATTGCTCCAAAACGGAGCAATATACTGGGTTATGTCCAATGGAGGCTTTTACTGCTCCCATAAGCATTTTATGGACAATATGATAACTCATCTATTATTACTAGATGAAGATTGTCTAGGGTATCTTGCAAGAACAAGAGATAAGTTCTTAAGAGAAGCAAAAGAAGACCAATAAGGTCTTCTATAACCCCTAATGGGGTTATAGAAGCTCTTAAAAAGCTTCAAATAAAAAAAGGAGTGATTAGATGGTTAGTATATTAATACCACAAGAAAAAGTTTACGGAGGTGTAAAATGGTTCAATTGTGTTGAACGATATGATAATCGTGTTAAATCTCTTAAACACCAATGCAAATTGGCTAATAACAGAGTTAAACGCAACACAAAGAAGCTCGAAAAGATTGCAGAGCTTAGCAAACCTAAAAAACCAAATAAGCTTCAATCTGTGGTTAGATTAACCAGAAGCCAAAGACAAAAACAATTGAGAGATAAAAAATTATGCTCTCAAAAAAATATTGAAAAAATGTATCGTAAAATTGAAGACGATACAAATCTTGCAAAACAAATTGCAAGAGAATTAGAGGAACTACAAGTTCCTGATTTAAATGTTAGCTTCTTAGAAACTGGCATTTACGGAAACAACCTCCAAGAGATTGTTTTCGCAGAAGAGTAGAGTTTTAAAGCCGTTCAGGATTTTTCCTGAATGGCTATTTTACGTTTAGAGGACAATTATGAATGATAGAGCCAAATAGAGGGTTAAAACTTCTATTTGGCTCTATTATTTTTAATCATAAAATAATAGTGAAAATGCTCTTTAAGAGGGCAGTTTTAAAATACAATTTTTTTTAAGATTATTTTTTTATCGAAAATAATCTTCCTTTAAGAGGGCAGGAAATAAATACAATTTTTATCAAAAAGCCCCCTAAAGAGGGCGTTGATGAAATTCAGTCCTTTAAGAGAGTTGTTAATTAATTCAGTCCTTTAAGAGAGTCTGACTTAAATGCACCTTTAAGAGGGTTTAATTAATATTCCCTTTAAGAGGGTAATTATGAAATTAGAAGCCAATTTGCTGTTTAATTAGCTAAAGAAAGCCATAGAGGTAGCTATTTATGTAATAGAGCCACTAAATTTCTTTAAAAAAATAAAAGCAAATTTAAATAAATAATATACTATATAGAGATGTATAGTAAGAGTAATTTGTATATAAGAGTATATAATAAGAGATATATATAAATTATCTATATAGGAGTTAATAATAGAGATATTAATACTTATTAGAGATATTATATTATATATATAGAAAAATTTTATTATAATATTCCTAAAGATAGAATAGAAAATATAATATAAAAATATTCTATATAGAGAATAAAAATTTTGATAAAAAATTAATAAAATTTAATGAAAAAAATTAATAAAAGTTGCTATTACTACTACCATTATGATAGTGGTAATAGGAATTTTTATAAAATTTCAAAAAAAATTATATATTATTAAGCATATGATATTGCACCGACACCTTTATATAGGGGGTGCAACAAATATGTATATATCGGAGGGGGGCAACTCCCAAAGATGGTTGAAACACCTTAAGAAAAAAATATTTGTTATCATTAATTTGGTATCGATACCTTTATATATGGGGTGAAACAAATATGTATATTGTAGGAGGCAAGTCCCCACAATTCATATGTTAAACCACTTGAAGGTTATCGATACCTTTATATAGTGGTTTGAACAAATATGTATATTGTAGGGAGGTAACTCCTATACTGGTTGAAACACCTTAAGAATGAGTTGGAAGAGATAACTCACTCCAAATTAACAAATTGGAGCATAATTGTCTTATTAAACGGCAAACTGTTTTTACAGTCCTTGCTTACCTATGCAACTCTCATAGGGTACTTCGGTATCTGCGTGGGAGATGGTCATGCCCTTAACGGCAGGAAAGACATCACAATATTTAAACTAATAGTAGTGTTATTATAGCTTTGACTAAAAGAAGCTATAATAAGACTGCTATGCAGTTTTAATCAATGGAGAATTAATTATGAACTACGAAGACCACAAACTTAACAAAGGCGAAACAGTCAGTCGAAATGGAATTACTTTAAGTAGCAGAACCATAAGAGTTCCACTTAAATCAATCCAAAGCTTTTCCATTCCTCCTATACACAGGGAAGAAGATGAGTTATATGACTGGGTATTTAAAGTACCTGAAGAAGCTTTAAGTAAAATTAATAGCTTTTTAGGTGGTGAAGATATGGTTACTAAACTTGATGGTAAACTCTCTGACCATTATGTAGATGGTGCAATGAGTGATGTTTGTTGTTTAGGTAAAAGTAATGGTTTATATACCTTTGAAGTCAATTTATTTGGCGAAATGAGTATTAAAGAAGCTAGAAACAGAATAAATGATTATTTATTTGAAGTAATTACTGACTCATATTTATTAAATGAGGCAGATGAATTAGGAATTACTAATTTATAAGACCAAATGGTCTTATACAACTCTTAGGAGTTGTATAAGCTCATTATGAGCTTAAGGAGATTAAATATGTACACAAGTGAAAATTTAATTAATACAATCGGTTTAATTTGTATACCTGAAAGTAGAGAAGAAGTAAAACTTACTATTGAGAATGAACATACTTTAGTTTATTCTCATAGTGAAGATTGTAACGTATTTTTTAAAAATACAGATAAAGTGGCTATGCTTGGATTAACATCTAATATCAGTATTGATAATGATGGAATTATCACTATTTCCGACCTTAGAGAAGATATTGACATTGGTTATCCAAATTTCTATGAAACTAAAGGAGTTTATCCATTAGAAATAATTGATAGAATAGAAATAGCTTAAACAAGACCTTATGGTCTTGTACAACTCTTCGGAGTTGTACAAGCTCTTAAGCTTGAAAATAAGGAGATTATACAATGAAACTTTTAACAAAAGAAATTCAAAAGAAATTCGATAATACAAATTTATACGGCAATAAAGACACTATAGATGACTCTGAAGTAATTGTTAAGTATTTTGACCCATGTGGAGCAGGTACATGGTACATTATTGGAGCAGAAAAAGTTGGTAATGATTATATGTTATTCGGATATGCTTATATCCTTGTATGGGAAACTGGTACAGTTATGCTTTCTGAATTAGAAAATATGACTAATGCACTTGGTTTAGGAATTGAAAGAGATAGATTTTTCCCTAAAACAACAATTAGAGAACTAATAGATAGTGGTGAAATTAATTTTAAATATGGGCAATGAATATGGTAATGAGGTATTTTTAAGAAATCATTATCAGTATATGATAGATTTAATTGATTGTGAAGAATATGAAAAGCTTATTAATCTTATATTCCAATCTATGTACATTGAAGATAATATAAACATCTGTGATGTTTCTGTTAATGATTTAAAATCTTTTTTAGAAGATTATATAATTGAGGATTAAAAATGACTTTTTATAATTACAATAATTTCGAAGAAAATTTATTAAGAGAGTTAGAAGAAGATATATATGATTTTGAGTTCTCTGTCCATTCTACAAGAGTAAATAAAGATGAATTTGCTTCTATTTTTATGTTTGAGCATGAAATAGAAGTTAGTTTATGCTATGATTATATATGGACTGAAGAAATTACACAAAAAATCAAATATATTGATAAATCTAAAATATGTGGAGTGATAATAAATAGAGATAAAAATAATGATAAATATTCAGTTATATTTCTAAATAAAGATGGGTTTGAAATAAACGGTAATGATTATACGTTTAAAACAAATGTAGATGAACCTATACCTAAAATGATAATATTAGAGCCATGCAATAATCCAATAACACCATCAAAAGATTATTTACAAAAAATTTATTTAAATAATATTCATAATGATGGTATTTATTTAATAACTAAAAAAGAGTTTGAAAAATTATATAATAATCAATCATATAAGGAGTTTTTAACATTCCTTTATGATAAAGAAGAAAAAGAATATTTAGATAATCAAAAAGAGGAGTAATTTATATGGAATGGTTAGAAGAAGAAATATTATGCGAAGAGGATATTATTTGGTTAGAAGAGGAATTAAGTTATTTAAATAACGAAGAAGAGTATTTATAATCTCTTCTTAAACTTCTATTGCGATAGGAGTTTAAGAAGCTATTAGCTTCATTAATTAAAAAAAAGGAGATATTATGTCAAAGATAAAAGAAATACAGGATATTGTATCTGAATTAGATTTTAAAGAATTAGTAGATACATATTTCGAATTAGAGTATAATTGTAGTTTAATTTACTTCCTAGAAAACTGCATAAGTGTTTATACAAAAAATGACCTTCAAAGATTTGATTGTGAGTCTATTGAAGAAAGTATAGAAAAATGGCAAGATAGATTTATATGTATTATCTTCCCATCTATTACAGATAAAGATATTTATTTTTGGTTGGAGTGAGTTTATGAGTGTAAGAGCATATTATACATCAGTACAGTATTCTGATGGACATATAATTTATGATACTGATTTAAATTTTTGTGTATTTAATACATGGAGTGATTTTGAAGTATTTTCTGCATTATTAGATTATGCAAATGACTTTACAAATTCTGATGGTGTAGGATTTTTTGAAATAGAAATTGATGACTTATTAGAATTTATCGTAGAAGAAGAAGAAATATTATCAAAAGAAATTATTGATAATTTAAATAAAGCTATAGACCGTACAATTAATGATGGTAATGACTACGTAGTTTTTAACGATTTATAGGTGATTAAAATGAGTATATATGAAAAATTAGAACAAAACAGTATAGATAAAAATATAAATAAGGGAGCTATTTCAATAGCTTCCTATCAACAAAAAGAACTTATAGAAAGAAAAAAAAGAATTAATACACAAAACAATCTTAAAAAAAAGCAACTATTCCGTATTGATGTTAAGTTACTTATTAAAGGTATAAAATTTCCTAAATACAGAAGCTCTGCGATACATAGTATGCAATTAGTATATAAAGATGGCACAACTGGAATTAAAATATCATTCCAAAACCATAAGAATGACTTTTATATATATTCTATTAACGTAAAACAAGCAGTTGAATGGGTTAATGCAGAAAGCTTAGGCAAATATTATAATAAATATATTAAATATGGAGAATTTAATTATGAAGAACAAACAAAAGGTATTAAAACAACTCAAATATAATAATGAAGATATTTTTTTATGTTTAGATGAAATAGAAAAAAATGAAAAAATTAATAAAAAATATAATATTCCTAAAATATATAAAATAGATTATTTAGGAATATGATTTTATAGGTGAAATATGATAATAGAAGATTTAATTAGCTATATTTTTAATATTGTAGCAGAAGGATTTAATGATATTAATAAAATAAAAAAAGAAGAAAATAAAGCAAGTCTTTATCCTGATAATGAAGATGAATTTGTTATTTTCGAAATTTAGGTGATTTAAATGGTTAGATTTGAAGAAGAAGATGGATATTGTCCTAATTGTGGAATGAGTAATATAAGAGTAGTTAGAGAAGATAACGGAGATATAAGAGATATATGTTGTAATATCTGTGGATATGCAGGTATCGGTATTGAAATATATAGTCGTGGTGGAGTTACGAAGCCGTATTATTAATTCCGATAACATTATTAAGTCAATAGAAGTATATAATAATATTATTATTAATGAAGGTGATAAAGAACTAATTAAAAAAAAATTAAAAAAACAATATTATAAATATTTGGTATATATTGGAAATGATAGATATATATACACGCAAATAAAGGAGGTAGGTTGGTAATGTTTTTAGTAATCGGTTCGATAATATTAATATATATAATAATTGGAATTGCATTATTTGAATAAATGGAGGATAAAATGATAGTAGATACAGAATTAAGTACAGAACAAATGTATAAACTAATAAGAGCAATTGAAGTAACAAACTTAAATCAAAGTCAAATATTAACTAAAGGTCTTGAAGATGTTTTTAATAACAAATTAAGTATTTATAATACTAGAAATGTTGGAATAAATCGAATAGGATTTTATTTAAGTGCAGAAACTAAAACAAAATTAAATAAAATAGCTTCAGAAACTAAGATACCTAAAAAATATATAATAACCCAAGCCTTATTATCTGAAGTAAATAAAATATTGGAGTAAATAAAATGAATTTTAAACTAGTAACCATACATAACAATGAAGTATTTGATGACTATACAAAACTAACAATCTATATTAGACATGAAGATATTATTACATCTGAAAAATTAGGAATACAACTATTTAAATATGGCAGTCCTCAAATAGACTCTGATGGTGGGGGTAATATCTTTATAAGTCATGATAGTTTATTGGATATATCAAATAATGAATGGAGTGTAGAAGATACTGAAGTAATTTCTTTCTTAATTAATGAAAGTTGGAATGGATATTGTATATTAAAAATAGAGGTGTAAATATGAGTACTAGAAGTCAAATATTATGGACAAGAGATATTAACGAACAAGGAGTAAGAAATAAAAGAATTGGATTAAATGTAAAAACATTATGCAAACAAACATATTGTAACATTTATAAACATAGTGATGGATACCCAACAGTAGTTGGAAAACTTATTAAAGAGTTTTTTGAAACCGAAGGAGCAAAAAATAGAATTTTTAGTGTTAGATATTTAAGTGCATGGTTTTTAAGTTACATTATGGATACCAATAGGAAAGATATTAAAGAATTAAATGACTTTTTAGGATATGGTATTGATAATTCCGTACATTGTGATATTGAATGGTTATATATCATTAATGAAAAAAATATGACTTTCTACGTATTTAAAATAGATGGTAATAAATATATAGAAATATATAATATGGAAATTAGTAAAATGCAAAATGCTAATGATATAATTTTCGATGGAATTATGCACAACCTTGAATTATTTTATTAAAGGAGTGATATTATGATATTTGAAGAATTTGAAATAAATGATGTAATTAATGATGAAATCATTATCAACAGTACACATTTAAATTCAATTATGTTTAATTGGAGAAATAATTTCAGAAAAGATTTAGTTGATGAATTATTAAGTGTTAAAAACGATATAATAACCTTACATGAACCTAAAGATGAAATACAAGGAGTAATGGGAGTTTATTATGCAACCCTCAATGATGTTGATATTAAAAATATTAACTCTGAAATTGAAGATAGTTTTATGAAAATATATAGTAATCCAATATTAATATCCAAAATATTAGAAAAAGGATTAACAAAAGATTATTGTTTCATTTATGAATTATGTTTAAAAATACTTGATTGGGAATTTAACGGAGATGGAAATGGTAATTATGAATATTACTTCTCTAATGATTGGTTAGATGACCCAATAGAAGTTTCAGAATATTTTATTCATCACTTTGAACATACAAAATTAGAACGATTGTTAAATACTCCTGAATGGTACGCCGTTATGTCAGAATTAGGTACAGATATTGTATCCTATGTAGAACACGAATTAGAATAGGTGATAAAATGAAAACTAAAACAATAGATAAAGAACCAATAGAAGAATTTGAAATAATAAATAGAAATACATTAGAAACAATAGTTATTAATATAGATTGGGAAACAGAAACATTAAGTTTCTACGATAGCACTAACCAATTGCAGGAATACAATTTACATTCAGATATATTACCAAAATGGTTTACTGATTTTGTAGGTACTTATACAGATTTTTTAAGCTTATTTGCTTATATGTCTTTATTTGAGTCTTTTAACCCAACTGTATATGATGTAGTAAATATTAAAAGAATATATTAGGTGATAAAATATGTTTGGATACATAGGATTATATAATACATTAGCAGAACTATCAAAAAACTTAGATAAAGTTTGTGATATTGCTTTTTCTATGAAAAATGACTTTAATAACGGTATATGCGAATTAAACGTATGTACTGGAGATATAAGTGGTGAAAGATTACCTGAATATGTAATGCTTCCACCATCTCAATATAAAATAGAAATATTAAGATTAGGAGAAGAAGATAATGATTTAAAACAAATTAAAAAAGATGTAAAAAAATACTTTAATATTGATAATATTCTATTAAATAACTACGATACACTATTAGATATTGCCAAACTCTTAGATGTTGAAGATTATTGGCTTAATTATGAAATACAAACATATGGTATTCATTATGATAATAAAAATGAACAAGATATTGTATTTAAAGCCGTTGAATATAATGGTGATATTAATTTCTATCTATTCCATGATGGGTTATTAATCAATATATTACAATATTATGATAAATTTCATAATATTGATGAAATTTTTACACAAATAAATATTATTGAATTTACATTCGAAATGAAAAAAAATGAAATTAGACCTTTTGTTTTTAATCGTGGATTAGATGAAAGTGAAATTAAAGGATATATTAAAAGATTGGAGTAGGTGTTATTAATAGAAACTGTTAATATTATAGTACATTGTTGTGGAGATTGTCCTTATCTTAAACAAGGATTTAATTCTAAAGCAAAAAGTTATACTGAATGCTTATTGGGTACTTTTCATGTATATGAAAAGTATAATACATTAAAAGATGTTCAAAAACAATATTTACTAAGTGATAAGGATACTATAACCTTATCCACTTATTACAGAAATTCTTACAGAAGATATCTTAATTTTAAAGAATGGTTTAATCAAACAGTTAACATTAAAACTGAAGATAAAATGGATACAATTATTAAACATTGTGAAATGCATGAATGGTGCATGGGAAAGCTTCAAGCAGATAACTTGAAGCCTTTCTTAAATGATGAGGGAATAGATTTTATTATAACTAAAAATAGCAAAGGTGTTAAAATATACATCATGATTGGATAATTAATATCTAATCATGACTTAATATATATTAAAAGGTGATTTTATGGAACATTTAGTAATTAAAGATAAAGATATGATTAAAGAATATGGAATTGTAGGACTTAATGTAATTGATTTATTAGCACAAAATGGATGCGATAATACAAATGAAGATTATACAGGAGGAGAAATATTTATTGAAAATGATTGGATTAAAGATGCAAAACCAACACAATTTTTTACAGAAAAGGAAATAACACAGTTAAATGATATTAAAGATTTATTAAACAAAGAACAAGAAATAACATTTGAAATAATATAATGGAGTTGAATTAAATGATAATTGAAGATAGTAACATAAACAGAAGTAATGTAAAAGAAGTTTTTATAAAAGTACATGATTTTAATTATAAAATTAAAATTTATGATGAAATCAATCCTGACTTATATGATATCTCAGATATCGTAAAGTTTTTTGATACCATTAAAAAAGAATATAATATATTTCCATTCCTTAATGCACAAAATGAAGCAGTTAAGTTATATCCTGATGAATATATTGTGTTAAAAAGTTATTTAGAAGATTTAGAAAATGAATTATTGGAGGTATTATAATGGCATTTGAATTAAATAATGATGAAATTGGCAAAACATTAAACTGTAGTTTTGCAGATGAAGATACAGATGATATTTTTAATACTAAACAAATGAAAATACGAATGCAGGAGGAATAATATG